TATGTATCCTGTCACAGAAGAGGCTGTAATATTTGTCTTGGATCCAATGTCGTACCATAATCCTTCTGTGGAATCTACTGCACCTTGTACTTGTATGGAACCTGTGAATGCAGAAGGTTTGTATTGTAGTGTGTGCAAGTTTACATCATTGCCTGACCATTGTGAGGAATAATATGTGGTATCGTCACCATGTGCAGGAATTGTAATTGTTTGTGATGCAGTATGAGTAGCCATCACTGAATCCATAATTTCTACAGATCCTCTTGCAGTGGCATTATCGTCCATGAACGCAGGATCGTATGTGGAACGTGTAGTGAGTTTTCTTTCCAATGAGTATGTGGCTTTTTGTATGCTGACTGCATCAAGTTCTGATTCTGATATGGTAACTTTGGCAGTGCCTTTGACTGCTGATATTGTTTCTAAGTTTTCTGACAACAATACTTCTGTACCATCTTGACTGATCAGTCTAAACGTCACTGTGGTATCTGTTAAGTTTACAGGCTTTTGATCCTGATTTTGAAATCTAAAGGTCAGCACATTATCTGTACCTTTATGTAGTTTTAAGTCCTTTGCGTACACTGGCGTCCACCTCACTGAAATAAGTTCTGAGTTTGCATAATCATTTAATATTATGGTTTGCTCTTGGTCATATAAATATACTTGCGTGTTATACATAGCAATATTTATCAGGATTGAAAATGTCAAACGACTTCTTTAAACAACTGTCAGAAAAGTATCCTTTCATCACAGTAGTGATGTACGGCAACACAGAATATGTGGGTATTATACAAAATAGAGACAAGTTGGTCACTACCATGTATGACTTTGGTCGTATCACTGACATTGAATTAAAAAAGAAGTTTTTAGAATTTGCTGAAGTTTGGTGGTGGGAATCTAATCGTTCTATACCAATCAACATATTCTTACGTGATGAATGGGCAGTGTTTAAACCTTATCTGCAAACATTCATTAACAAAGACTTTGATATCATGTATGGCCCTGCAACTTCTTTAGCAGAGTTAAATAAAAAACGTACCAAGAAAAGATCTATTCAACTTGTTCGAAGAGTTGATTGAGTTTAGACTCTGTATTAGCAATATAATCGTCATACAGTAACCAGAACTGTTTTTTGTTGTGTGTAGTAATCTTCTTGCACTGTTGCACAAAGTCTTCAAGATCACTTTCTGTAGTAGTAACCACTTGTTTGCCCAGCCACTTGATGGCATCAGGCCAACGAGTCATGCCTGCCCATGCTTCATACAACACTGAATCAAATGTTTTAAAACCAAGTTCTTTCAAGTATGGATAATGTCTGGCATTGGCCAATGTCATAAAAGGGTGCCCAGCAATGATTGGCTTCCAAGTTTTTTCTGTGGGAAATGCGTATCTATGCATGACTGCTGACTCACACACCAATGAGAATGATGTGTCTTGATATTGTTTTTTAATCACTGGTCCAGCGGCCCATGTGTTCCAATCTGTTAATGCTTTGCCTGTTTGTGGATCATATGCTTCAGGTAATTTGTTTTTAGGCAATGTGTGTCCTAATTCATCATTATGTACATTGCACCATAATGATTGATCCAATAATCCTAATCTTTTTATTTCCATTAATAAATGAGTTCTGTGTGAACGTACTCTATTGTTCAAATATAAAAATGTATAAGGCTTGTTCTTTTTAGTAATGCTAATATTTCTGTGTGATTCGTTCACCAATCCTGTCATGTACATCATGTAATTGATGGCCACTGCTGACATTTGCTCAGGCATTTCTCCTGATGCAATTATGGATATGTCTTTGTTCAATGCTCGTTTCAGCAATCCATATTTGTCAAGATGTTTGATAAATGTAGATGATCCTTCCACACAATCTTCTATGTATATGTGATGGTCTGATTGTTGTGCATACTTGATCAATGCAGTGCGTTCTTCAGACTCTATGTATGTGCTAATAGGTACAATCATTATGATGCCATCAGTGTTGAGATATTTCAACGAATGACTGTCATACGTTTTATGATCAGGTATAAATGGTATTAGTTTACTGTTCTTGTGTAGATATATTTTCTTGTTCATCAATCAAATTCATATGTAATGCCACCAGTACTGCATAAGATACTGCGTGTGCTTTTTTAAAATAATAAGAACCATCTTCTGGTATGGTCCAAATGTCTTGCCCAATTTTATTCCATGTTTGATCTAGCAAGTGTCTTTTACCTGGACGTATCAATGCTAGAAACATGGCCATTCTTGCAATTGAATTTACATTCATGTTGCATATTAATTTATGATGATTGCCCACATGTATTAATTTTTCTACAAATTCTGGCTCTTGTAATCTTGACCAAGGTGGTTCTTTGTTTAACATTTCTTCATAGTGTGCTTGGTCACGTATTAACTTGTACACGTTAACATTCAAAAAATCTATTTTGATATATCCACGTTGTTCTGCTGATTCATAGTCTATGGATGCACAATCGTTGATAGGATCATACGGCACTTCAGTGACATACACACCAGAGTTGTGTTTACGTACACCTTCATCACGTTCTTGCCTTGCAGAACAATGTGTGATATGTTTTAAGATATCTGTTCTGTCTGCAAAGTCTATGTCTATGTCTGCATCAAATTTAGCCATTACCATCCTGCCTTACTTAACATTTCTCTATTGTATTCTGTGTCACCTGGATAATCTCGTAATATCTGTTGCCAACGATCTGGATTGATAAACTCATACACAATTTGTAACTGTTCTTCATTCAACGATTGCACAAACTCATGTCCTGAATCACAACAGAATATAGTCCATCCAGTGATTCTGCCTGTGGTAATCATATGACATATCTTGTTGGCGTTGCCATGTCTTAGAAAATGTTCTTGTGGTGTATTGGTTTGTTCTGCATATGCAATACCTGTTTCTAATGCTCTGGTCATGGCATCACCACCTGGCTCTCTGAATATGTAGTCTTTGAGCCATTCCTCATACAGTTTATCTGATCCCCAATAGTCTATGCGTTTGTTGTTCTTCAGCAACCATTCAGCAAAACGTTCTGAATTAATTACTCTGGCGTTGACACAATATGTGCCAAACTTGAAGAATGCTTTGTAATATGCTGATGTCACAAAGTCTTCAAATGTTTTGGTCTTAGCAGATCCTTGTGTCATTTCATAAAAGTTTATGTAGTTCTTGTATGCAATACGTGAAGCAGGAGTGCCTTTGTTTTGATGTCTCTTTTTCTGTTCACAGACATGCACTGCCAGAGTAGACTCTCGCCTGAATTCTCGTTCACAGTACTTGCACTTATAAGTCTGCTTTGATTCTTTTGTCGTCCCATCCATATTCTTTGACCAATGCCTTAATGGCTTTCTTATCGTTGTATTGTAAAAACAAATCTATTTCATCTGACTTCATGTTTGGAAATAAATTTTGTATGACCTTGCGTTCTTTGTTGGTTGACTTACCTTCTTTCTTTTTTGCGGCCAACCAATAATGAAACTGATTGCCCATACCCGGTGACACTGCGGTGGCCATTAACCATTGCAGTTTTGGGTGTTTGTTTAAATCAAAAAAGTGTTTGTTCATGTATTTGTTACATGCCATTAGATAGTATGCTTGTAGTTCATCTGATCCACCCACAGAAGCCGCGTATCTCAACATCAGATATGTGGAAAACTGTTTCTTTTCTTCATCAGTGAATCTATCATAGTATGCACGATCTTTGGCATCTAATCCTCGCATCTCATTACTGATGTGTAATGGTGATGATTTATCTTGTGGCATTAAAATATTTTATCATATTGTACTACTTCACAGTTTCTGGATATTTCCTTGACAAAATACACACAGTCTGGTTTTTCCTTGTCTTGTAATGGCACTGTCAACAGTTGTCCGTTTTTTAGTTTAGGACAGTACCAGTTAACATCATTATACACATCAACTATTTCAATGTCAAGGAAGTCTGGTCGAAAGCCTGTTAACGGATTAAAGTTATATGCTTTGAATCCTCTGTCATTGATAGCAGTTAAAGGTAATACTTCAAGGTTGCCTACTTCAGGTTCACCTATGAGTATTTGCCAATCCATGGGCATTTTGATAGTGTGTTTTCCAATGTTTAATACCAATGCTGGCGAATTAAATGATTCCAAAAATATCAATGGAATCCAAAGATGATCTGGATTAGCAGGATCTGAATTATCCATCACTGAAAACCTCATGTCATCTACTTGTTCTGGTAATACATCTAATTCGTATTTGATATTATCTAACGTCAATATTCTCATGTGTTTAATCCTTATTGAATGCTGGTCTTTGTTGCATCCTTGTCATCCATTGTGTTATATTTTGTTGATCAGGATATACCTTAATCATCTTCATTGTATCTATTGTAACATATGTGTCAATATCTGCAATAGAAAATTTATCCCCTGCCATGTACTCATTGTTTGATAGATGCTCGTCTACCCACTCTAAGAACTTGTTTACTTGTTTTGCACCTCTTTCAGCCAATTCAGCAATTTGTGGCACACCTTTTTTGCCAGGCAATGCTCTGTCTTTGAAAAATGGGGAACTGTTTCTCAATTGATCTGATACCATTAGCAATCCTTCAAACTCTACTCTGCGTCTTATGGCTTCAATGATACCTTGCTCTTCAGGTTCTATGCCAAACATAGGAACATCTGGATATCTGGCTTCTAAGTATCTACATATAGCCATAGACTCTGTGATCACTATGTTATCTAGTTTTAAAAAAGGCACAGTGCCTGCTGGATTCAATGCTTGTATTTCTTCAGAGTGATTTTCTAATTTCAATAAATTCACATTCTTAGTAGGAATAGTCAATCCTTTTTCTCGGACAAAAATATTGACTCTCAGTCCATTGGGTGCTGTCGCAAAGTTATATAATATCATGTAGGATCCTTAATTATTAAATGTTTGTACCTATCGCAGAATGTTTGATAAGTTAGTTGTAAATCTTCTAGTACCAATGCCAACACTGATCTTTTAGTTTCTACATTGGCTACCATATGAAATCTCTGTGTTTCTACCACATGCCATGTGGCTATGGGCACAGAATATTCTTTGTGTACTTGTAAATTCTCTTCTCTTTCGTGTTCTGATTGTATCAATGTTTTATCTGGTTCTCTTCTGGTTTCTGTAAAAAATCTAGTAACTACATCAGATCCACCAGCACGTAATTGATAGTTTAACCCTACAGGTCTAAACATATCACAATGTGGCCCAGCATGTGTGGGGCCTTGTGTAGGTTCAGAGTTTACAAATTGTATGATAGATGGATACACTGTACCAAAGTAAGGTCGAAACTGCTCACGTAATTCTTCAATGATGTCCCAAGGTATTGTGCCTGTTTCTCCATCACGTTGTTTGCCTTTGCCAAAATTATCAGTGTACGAAAAGTCTAAGTTTCTGTATCCATGATAGTTAGACACCCAGTCTGTTTCAGCAGGTTGCGTGGGCATGTTGTCTGCTACTTGAACCAAACGATCATGCAATGATTGATCCAGTTTAGGTAAATCTAAATATGTTATTCCTGAGTTCATATAATTAAATCACTGTATTGTTTTAAAAAGTCACGATAAGGTATTTGTTCTGCATATGCTAATGATACAAAAATTCTATCATGTTCAACATTGTGTACTGCATGATATCTCTGTACATCTAACACATGCCACGTGTTAGCAGGTACATGATGCTCACACAACAAATCAACATCATTATATTTTGCGTTTTCGCCATCTGTTAACAAATTACTCCAATCTTTTCTAGTTTGAGCATACGAACAAGTTATAACATTTTCTCCACCTAATTGTAAATGGTAATTGATACCAACAGTTCTCCAAGCATCGCAATGCGGACCACAGTCTCCCATGGGTTCGCCTGTATTGTTATGAAATTTAACCAGTGTGGGGAAAATATCATGTTTGAAATATGGCTGAAACTGTTCAATTAAGTCATCCACACATTGTTGTGGTAACTTATATATACTACCATCTGCTACTTCACCTCTGTAATTTTGCTTCAATGAAGCACCCCAGTTGTCTGTATTGGAATTAGTTATGCCTGGACGACCATGCAACTGAGCCTCAAAATTGCCAGGCATAGTATAGTTAGGAATTTTTAATCCTTCTTCAATGAGTTTTTGCGTTAAGCCTGGTTCAATAATAGGCAAGTTTAGATATGTTATTCCTGCCATTCTGTTTTCTCCACAGTGAACGGATAATTGGCTTCTCTATAAAAAGCCTTGCGTTTAGTTAAATGCCTTTTGGCAAACTTACAAGTGGATGTTATATCCCAGATTTGAACAAAATCTTTGTCTTGAGCCTTCCGTATGCCCCTGCCAATACTTTGTATAACCCTAACAAATGATTTGCCGGGTTCAATAAGGACAAGATTAAACACACGAGGAATATTGATACCAACACTAGCAACACCATAGGTCGCAATAAGCACCAGTCCATCCCCGTCACTAACACGTTCATAATTTTCTTTACGATCAACATTTTTCGTACCTCCCGAAATAAAGGTGGATCCTTTTATCTTGCTATTTATTAATTGTCCGGCCGCAATACGATCTACTAGAATCAATGTGTTGCCGGAATCTTTGATTGAATCTATGAGTTTGGCAATGTATGACATACGGTCTTCTGTGGCCAACAAATACCTGAGTTCGTCTTGATATGATCTATATTCTTTGTGGTCCTGTAATTGCACCACGTTGACATGACAGTTTGCTAACACACCTTCTTGTTGTAGTTCAGATGCTGACAGTCTGCCTATGACATCTCCTAACGAACAACGTAAACTCATAAACTCGTATTGTTCCTTAGGCACTGTGCCTGTGAGTCCCCAACGTATGGGTATGTGACTCATGGGTCCTGTGAGCAATGTTCTGAGTGCATCTGCTTTGGCCATGTGTACTTCATCTACCATCACACATACCACATCATGTAAAAACTCATCTATGGTGATATCAATGTCTTTGGCTCTGGTACGTTTCATTAGCACGTTCAATGATTGCCATGTGCATATGGTGTGTGTTTTGCCAAACTCTTTGCGATCACCAAAGAACACACCTACATCTAATCCCATGTTGATGTAGTCTGCTTCTGTTTGTGTGACCAATGATTTGTTGGGCACAATCACAATGGTACGACCATGTGCTTCACATCTATGTGATAACACTGCCGTGATCAAAGTTTTACCTGCACCTGTGGCCACTTCTTGTATGCATTGTGGATTTTCCATAAACTTGTTGATCACTTCCACTTGATAATCTCTCAACACAATAGGTTCGCCTGCTGAAGGATGTTTGGGTGGCCATTGATAATGAGCATATGATTGTTCGTTGACTGATTCAAATGCATATGTGGTTGAGTACGTTCTTGTGTCTGTGACATCAATGTCATAATGATCTTTTTCTAACACAGGAATAATTTCTGATAACAAATTCACATATGATGATCCTCCCAATTGAAAGAATCCTACTTTGCCATCCCATCTGCCCAATCTCACTGCTGGCATATACCTAGCACCTGGCACTTCATATTTGAACATGTTGGTCAAAGTCTTACGGGTGTCCAGATCAAGACCGTCTATCTTGATGTTTACTTCGTCTTTGACTATGATATTACATTGTTTCATTGTTTAATTATAGCATGTCGTAGTGAAAAGGTATACTAAAATTGGAGTGAAAGTATACCTTTTCTAACCGAATAGAAAATGTTAGGAGCGAAAACTATCCGGCAGTATTGACACGTCTTCTCATACAAGTGACGTCCGCCAATTCCTTCCAACCTGTGTTTGACACTTTTCTTAGATCTGCGATCTTCAGTGCCATCCTCAGGCTTAACTCGTTTAGTCTATCTTTGTTGGACTCAAGATAGTCTAGTTGTTCTTGAACTTGCTCTTTGGAAAAGTCATAATCCTGATAAAGAGCACCTGTGCCTGCAATCTGTTTAATTCTCAATAACTTATCTCTTGCAGTGTCTAATGTTAGATCTAAGTAATGGCATCTTGAATGCACTGCACTTAAATGATCTTGTAACTTCTTAGACTTTACATTTTCAAAGTTAATATTAGTTATGAAAATTGCAGATCCCCTGAAAGTAAATGAATCAGGCACACCTTCGTTTCTTAACTTGTACGAATCAGTGTTCCAACAAATTCTTCTATCTTTCTTAGAATCCAATGCGGCCTTTAGTATGTTCAGTGATAATTCGTCTTGTAACACTGAATCACAATCATCAAACACCAATACGTTGTCTGACTTCTTATACTCATGTAACTTACAGTATAAACCAATGGCACTCATTGCACCCTTGACTACTTCGTATGGTCTTCTATGACCTGACAAATCATGCATCAATGATGCTTTTTCTAATTGTGTTTCTACGCCATATGACTTACCAACACCTGGAGGGCCAACTACTATCATGGCTTTGATATCGCCTCTGATTGTAGCATTAGTCATGTCGTCTAAAATCTTAAATCTTTTTGAGATTCTTTCTATGACTTGATCATCAGTTTCTTTTTGAAATTTTATTGTTTTTTGTGTGTTTTGCATAATCGCTCCTTTTTTGTTTCCTAACTTATTGCCTAACATAATATGATTATATAGTAGTACAGTCTAATGGTCAACCCCTAAAATAAATTATTTTTAGGGGTGTTGTATTTTTGCAACTAGTCTGCTCTGCTATATGCATGTGCATGAAAGTTGTTTGCTCTCATAACTTCTACAAATTTTTCTGCACCAACTTCTCTGATATCCATGCTTTGACCTCTGTATCCACCTGGATTACCAACTCTTCGATCAATACCCATCTTCTTCATTAATCTACCTAATTTAGTAGCACCATTTACTTCAATGTTTACCCAGGCAAATCCACAATACATTGGCTCGTGATATCCACCACCTACATTATCAGGATTTTCTATTCTCCACTTTTTTAAAGCATAGTCCATTGCTTTTTCAGCCTCATAATGTGCTTTATCAAATATTGCTTGTAACATCTTTTCTGAATTTACTTTAATATCTTTTATCATAATCACTCCTATTATTATTTTATTGAATTACCCAAACACTTTGTTTTCAATTGCATTATACTCTCTTACTATGTCTAACCACATATCCATAGCATCTCTATTAGTGTTAAAACCATACTCACTGGCAAAGTCTATAGATGAAGACTTTAATACAGTATGAGCCAACTTGTGCTTTAATACTGTTTGTATCAATGTTTTAATGTCTGATGATTTAACAACTACTTGTGACTTTGCGTGTAGTTCTAACTTACCGTTGTATGCTGAAATGAAATCAATTTTGTTTTGCATGTTTGCTCCTTTATTTTTATTGCTTAACATACTATGAGTATATAGGTATTGCATCCATAGGTCAACCAAAAAAACCATTATTTTCAATCTTTTTTAAATTAATTTTTCAGTGTTGTATTTTTGCAACAGGTCATAAAAAAAGGCACCGTAGTGCCTTTTTTAGTAAGATCTGAAAAGAAGTCTTATTCGTCGTCTGGATGTACTACTGCTGGATTCTCATACACATAAGTTGGAATACCTAATGTTAATGTTGCATTCAACGTTGAGCCAGATGACAGTCTTGGCCATCCTCCTGTAGGTGTAGCATATGCCTCCCCATCTTTAACGCCATTGCTCCATACGTGAGCACATTCATGATAAGCAGTTGTAGATGTGCCACCTGATTCGTTGGCTTTAACAACATAATAACCGTCACCACCTTGAATCAAAGCATTGCCTGCCACCAATCTATCATATAGTCCTGAAGATTGTGCATCAAGTCTTGTTTGGCCAATGTCTGTGGCCATTTTTGTCTGTTCTTCTGCTGTGTTCTTAAGACCTGTAAAATCTCCGCCGCCGTTTGCTAAATGTGTAGCATTAATACTTTGGAACCATGATCTTGCTATGGTCATGTTTGGTTCTACTAGATTACATTCTAATTTACTGATCCATATCTTTGAATCATCACTAGTACCTGTTATAGATGATTGCCATGCAACATCTCCAGTTACTGATTCGTCTAAATCAAATGTACACAACTCAGAATCTGTCATATCTGCACCATATACATTAGTTGAACCCACTGTGACAGCACCATTGAACACCTCAGAGCCGCCTATGGTTAGTACTAAGTTTATTGAACTTGCACTATCATATCCTGCTCCATATACTTTAAAAGTTCTATTTGCCATTTCGTTATTTTCTCCGTAATTTAAATCGCGATTTGTCTTACGACAGCATTATTTATGCAAACGCCAATAGGGTTTTAGTTTATTATTACTGATCTCATGTGGATTTGGTTCTCCATGAAATACTATAATAGCAGTATCGTCTCCTATTTTGACATCACATTCATGTTGTTTTGGGTATGTGCGTGTGCGAAAATCCATGCCGCCATGTAACACCTGCCATCTATATGATTCTATTTTGTTTTCTGCTAGATATCGTCTGGTTTCTTGTATCTCATCATTCAAATAATCTTGATCTCCATGATACTGATGCATGATGCGATCTTTGTTGTCTCTGAATTTAACCCATAAATGTTCATACAGTCTGTTGTCAAATGCCATAATAGATGAGTTAATGGCTTGTCTGTGTTTACGCCATAAACATTTGAAGTCTTTGACTGCATGAAAGTGCTTTAGATCTAATTTACGCATCATTTACGCATCCAGTTCAGATCACCAATGATCATTAGATCTAAATCAAAATACAACATTGGCCCTGCATATTCATTGACATTGAATAACTGTGTTTTATACCACCATGCTTTTTTAGGACCATCGTGATATTGTTCTATCAACGCATGTTTGATCATGTGTGGTGGAACTGCACGATCTCGTTCAGTCCATACATGGAAACGTATATCACATGATAAATTATTGCGAATATTTTGGTGCAGTATGTCTACATAGTCCCATGAATAATAATTACCATGAATCAGACATCCTACATCTATGGTTTTATTGCCCATTGTAACCTCTCCAGCCAACGTCCTTGTTGTATTTCATCCACTGTGTATTCTGTGTGTGCTATTTGTTGATACCATGTATCTCTAATACCTAACCATGGATTGTATAATCTATCAAATGTGGCTGAGTGTTCATGGGCCAATGAAGTAGAATCAACTATGATAGGTACTCCGGCAATCAATGCTGAAAAGGCCGGCCCTGCTGAATTGTAATTGATCATGCACCACCATGGACCTTCACCTGAATGTGCTGATCCAGAATAATATGAATTAAGTTTTTTGGTATCATGAAAGTCCAGATCAAAATCATCATATGTACCTGCAACAAATCTTGGCTTCTCTGTGATAATACCTTGCCCTGATAAACCTTGAAATGCTGATCTTGGATGTGACCTAATCACAATATCTCTTTCAGGCTCATGTTTGCGTATGTTTGCTATGGTATCATTCAACCAAGACATTTGATCATAGTTTAATTTGGACATCTGTTCTGAATCTGTGTGTTGCATACATATCAATATCTTTTTAGCATCGTGATGTGATTGCATGGATTGTAGTTCAGGCAACTGTAATTTTTTTGGCCTGTCTGCATCTACATTCTGTTTGTGTCCATATATGCCGTCAGCAGTGATATGATTGACAGCAATCTTCCATGTGATGTTGCGTTTCAATGCACCCACTTCAATGATGAACACTGGTTTGTTCAGTGATCTATAATGATTGTAAATGTCTTGATTGGGTGCCATTGCACCTTTCCATAAACATGACCATATCACTGCCGCATCACAATCCATGTTGTTTTCTTTGACAGTGTATTTGTGTTTGGCAGAGTCTAAAAATGCAGACAGTACGGGTTTGGAATTCAATGCGGTGTAACGTGGGAAATATGCAAGTGTTGTCATTTTATCATAATTACTTATATGAAATATGCAGTGGTAACAACATTTCACAAGCCTGGCCTAGACAAGTATGCTCAAAACATGATTGATACATTTGAACAGTTCTGGCCTGATGAGGTTGAACTACATTGTTATGCAGAAGATTGTTCTCCAAAAGCCACAAAAAATAATATCATAATAAAAAATTTGCACGAATGTTGCACGGACCTTGTGCAGTTTAAAAACAAGTTTCGTAATGTACCTTGGGCCAATGGTATGCAAATGAAAGACACAGGATTAAACTTTGATGCTAACAACTTTAAATGGGATGCCGTACGTTTTTCTAACAAAGTGTTTGCTGTCATACATGCCTGTGAAACCATCGATGCAGATTGGGTCATATGGTTAGATGCTGATGTTAAAACTTTTGCTCCTGTTACCAAAGAGTTTTTGGCCACAGTGTGCCCTAAAGATAATTTTGTCAGTTACTTGGGCAGACGTGTAAAGTATCATTCAGAGTGCGGCTGGGTTGGATACAATATACGTGATCCACAATGCAAATACTTCATGCGTGATTGGCGTGACTTGTATATGAATGAAGGTGTGTTTACTTTAAAAGAGTTTCATGATTCATTTGTGTTTGATGTGTTACGCAAACAATATCAAGACAAAGGTGTGAAGTTTTACAACCTATCACCAGACTTACCCGGCAAAGGTCCAGGCCATCCATTTATTGCTTCTGAGTTAGGCACTGTGATGGATCATATGAAAGGAACTAGACGCAAAGATTTAGGGCATTCATTGCCTGATGATGTTACCATACGCAATCAAAATTTAAATTCAAATATCAAATATTGGAAAAGAATAGTTAAGTAGGCAGTCTATCTCGCATGAATCTCCATGCTTGTCCTGATCTCACTTCTTCTGTGGTCCAATGAAACTGTGCTAATTTGTGATACCAATCTGTACGATCATATGCGTTGGGTGATTCAATTTTGTTCAAGTCAGTGTTGCATATTGGAAAACATTGTGAATGTGCAGGCACAGGATCAGTGACAAACACCGGAGTACCGTACAACAAAGATGCCACACCTGGTGATGAATTATATGTGACGGTGCACCATGAACGTGCTAGTTGTTTACGCAATGGTATTTCATCAGGGGTTTGTTTAGTTACTTGAGCAAACATATTAACTTGTAATAGATCTAATGTTTTCTTATCTCCAGGGTGTCCTCTAACCACAATTGGTCTTGTGGTTGTTCTACGTATGTGTGCAATGGTTTTGGTAATCCATTGTTGTGCAGGTATACCGCCCATAGACCATCCGCCATTACGTTGTAAACATATCAATATTGGGCCATCTTCTTTGTTGGAATAATTGCGTTCTTCAAATCCATAATCTTTTTTAATGACATGCCATCTGCCCATATCCATATTTTTTTCAAAGTACCAAGCATCATTTGGAAATATACCATTAATAGAATATCTTAAATATTTGTTGATGTCTGTGATATCTAAAAATTGATATAAATTAGAATCAATAATTAATGCATGTTTGCCTTGAGTCTTTTGATGTACAATAGCATTACGTCTAATTTGCAAGTGTGGTGCTTGTTTACCGTGCTCGTGTACATAGCCTTGTATAACTGCTAAATCGCAGGCTACAATGCGGTTATCTTCTACTTGTATCACTTGATCCCCACATTGTTGCACACCTGTGCACCACGCATTTAGAATCATTTTCTTAAATTCGTTTTTGGACTTTTTAGGCAGTCCAGATAGGTATACTGCTACCTTCACTGTGCATACCACTCCTCTAACATACGCCATGCTCTGCCGTCTAATATTTCGTGTTGTGTGTACATACAGTATGCAAGATTACATAACAAATAATACACTTCGTCTTCAGAAGGTTTTTTTGGATGCTCAATTTTGTCCAATGTGTTTGAGCACAATGACGAAGCCGCATTTTGTCCTAACACAATAGCAGGTACGCCTTCCATTAATGCTTCAACTGCCGCAATAGAATTGTATGTGACCAAACAATGTATATCATCGTTCAGTGCTTCTTGTATGGTATTCACATACACTCTTTGCTTTCTGGGTGCTTTTAATCTCACCACAACTTCTCTGTCTGTGTGTTCAGCAATTTCACTCAATGTTTTTTTCATCCATGTGTCTAAATCTTCTTTGTAAAACTTCATGGCTTTGTCTGAAGGTGGGCACAACAATATTTTAGAACCTGTTTTAAATCTATTGGTATACCCAAATGCTTTGTCAAATCTGTCTGATGACACACTGCGTAACTTACCACAGTATTGTAGATCGTTTAGTGTGATCCTGTGCCATAGTTTATTCTTACCTTGATTGCCAAAGTATCCTGTGTCCACAAAGTAATAATCTCTTTTGTTGTCCACACAATATTCATGTATGTGTCTTTTGGATATGCCTCTGAATGCAATAGGTCTAGTATCTTTGGTATTTTTCAATACAGTTTCCCAGTCGCATATAATACCATTGGCACCTTTGACGAATGCATCTACTAACCTATCCCATTTGAATCCTTTCTTTTTCATTGACTCTGTGAGTTCTGTCATATCTGATACTCCTATTACTGTTGCGTTCTTTTGATGATCTTTGATTCTTTTTATCAACTTATTGATATTTGATCCTACATTGTATACATTATATGGATCCAACAGTACATTTTGTAAATCAGTGTAATGTTTGTTCCATGTATCTGAATATGTCAAAGATCCCAGTTCAACATTTCTAATTTCACGTTTTTGATCTTTGTCTGCTTGTTGATAATTTTTTCTATACTCAATCCATAGATCGCCGTAGTCTACATCACGCCAAGATTCAATGCCCATTTCTTTGGGTATGTCTTTGTCGTCAAACCAAGGACCACCATCTGTGTAATGTATGGCTTTGGGTTTCATGTCTATTTCGTCGTAGTATCCAGACAACCAGTTCCACTCGGGTGTAAGAAATCCTACATCATCATCTCTAAGCCAATTAAGTCTATGTAGATACTGCATGGATTCTTGATTGACATGTTTTCTAGTTAAATTGGTTCTTACTCTGGGGTGTGAGCAATTAAACATCATCAATGATGACCAATTTTTCTTAGGATAAAAAGTTTGTGCTTTGCCATCCATCTTTGTATTAGTTTTGGGTTTGTATCCATAACGTTCATGTGGTACTACAAACACACCTTTGGTACGATCACGCAATGCCAACAAATCTGCAATATCTCCAGTCCATAAAAAATCACAATCACAAAATACGGCCCACCCCTGAAAGTTCATTAACGAAGGAACTAAAAATCTTGAATATGTAAATTGAGTGGAGGCATTCTTTTCACGTTCACGCCACAGTATGCCTTCGTCTTCTAAATGTTGTAGACGTAGCATATGCACTCGCACTGGTATAGAAGCATGTTTTTGCAAAGAGTACTTGCAAACTTGTGCGGCTATATCTTCTCTGGAATCGTATCCAATGAATACGTCTATGACTTGTTGAATACCCATGTAGGTATTTAGTAGTGACTAAAGTCCTGCCAATTTTTATCTAACCACATCAGTTTGAGATCTTGGAATCTCACGTACCCATAGTTATTCATAGAATCAATCACAGATTTTGGCAACAAATTTTGCTCTGCTATGTCAAACCAAGTGGCTGTTCTATGATCTAATTTTTTAAATTTAGGTGCTTTGTACACCACTGCCCATAACCAAGGATCTCCTCTGCGTTTATAGAATGATGCATCATTACAATCCCATCCGTTCACAGACAGCATGTGTATTAGATTAACCAAGGTGTAATGATAATATTCATTATGATATTGATCTGCTTGTATTCTATTGTGTACAAGATCTGTGGTTTCAGGTACTGCTATACATAACATGGCATTGTCTCTGGCTATCTTGCACCATTCACGTATAGTCCTTAATGGATTGATTGCATACTGTAATACATCATGTGCCCATATCACATCAAATGAATTATTTTTAAATTTAAGTTTTTCAAAGTCCATTTCTTTGAATTCAATGTTCACATGTTTGTGTTTACGATCAAATTTGTTCTGAATATCTATGGCAGTGCAACGAATGTTTAACGGAATGTTATTGTCACTATCATCCAGCATGGTACGTGTGGCCCACCAATGTGCATCCATGCCTGTGTTACACCCTATGTCTAATACAGTTTCAACAGATTCCATAAATGATCCAAATTGTTCTAAGTATGTCAAACACTGCAACGAATGTGCGTGTGATTCTTGGTCTGTAGCAAATCTTTTATACACTGATGTCTTCCATGCCTGATGTACGCAATCTCACAATGTGTCCAAGCATGAAGTTTTTGGATTCAAATCCTTTTAATATGCCCAACCATTTGTTACGCAATAATGCTACATCATTGATCAATGTTTCCATGTCAATGACTTCATCTTCGCCGTCCACATACTTTTCAGCATCACGTGATGTTAATGCTCTTTGATATGCTTCTAAATACTTTTGAAAGTGTTTGCGTCTAGTTTTTCTTAGTTGTAGATTCAAATAATTTAGTATGGCTTCTACTTCTTGTAATTGATTGAATCTATGTTCTGTGATACCAGGAAGATCACGTATGTTTTTTTCTACGTTGCCAAACACTGTGCATTCTTTTTTAGCAGTGATCAACTCATTCTCATAATACAACAACATGTTGGGTATTTCAGCAATGTTTTTAGTGACTTTGGAATACCACATCAGTAGTCCTCTGGTTCTTCATCATCTGGATCAGCATAAGGATCAATTTCATCACCCCATGGATCTAATCCGTCATCATCATCTTCAAGTTCGCCATCTGAGTATTCAATCAACACTGACTGAAATGTTTCGTCCTGCCAAAAAGGAGACTCTTTGATTTCTGCTAAATCGTATCCACCTTGATCTATTAGATAGTCTATGGTCTGATGTGCTAGTGATTCATAGTCACTAGGATTCAGATGTTCTTTAGCAATTAAATATATTTGATAAGAATCTTCTGTCATATGTATCCTTTATGTTTTACTATACTATATATGTATAATTAGCAGTTAGTCAACTTTTTTGGAGGTAAAAAGTTCATGAATATAAGTATCATACACTCCAATATTGATTCGCATCCACTCTTCAATATTTGTGGCTTTGTGCTCTACATATTCTTGTAGTACTTTGTGTGTGGAAATCATAAATTTGCCTTGTGCCATGGTGTCTAAAGCAATAGTTGATACTTCGCTGGCTGACATGCTTTCGCCATGTATATTACCTTCGTTTAGTTTCATATGGTAAGGATGATCGTTATTAGTCATTTGAGAATCAACTTTTTGTGGACACAATACATGCGTGCCAATTCCTTGTGTGGTATATGTCATGGCCATCCATTCTGCTAGAGCACGAACGGCATGTTTGGTCACTGTGTATGTGGCTGATCCAGGCATAGTTAACAATCCTGCGGCCGAACTAGTTATTAAAAAATTTCCCTGTTTGGCTTTAATCATATCAGGTAAACATGTCTGCATGGCTATCACACTAGGATAAAAATTAACATCCATAATATGTTTCCACAAGGATAAATCATCTTCATGATTGTCCATGGAAGCCACACCAGCATTTGAACAGTACAAATCAATAGCACCGTACTTGGATTTAATATCATTGATTGCTTTAATTAGTTCTGTCTGATTGCCTACGTCAACATTGTAATAATCACTATCAATAGTTGAAGGATTGATATCAATGTTAATGACATTACTGGCTCCTCTATTAGCAAGTTCTACACACAATGCTTGACCTATGCCTGCTGATCCGCCTGTGACTACACAAGTTTTATTTTTTGGGTTGAACTTTTTTGTCAACTACAGGCTCCTCTATTTCTACTGCCATATCAATTTCAGCATCAGTTTCTTCAGGCATAGCATCTTTAACTGATGCAATGTTGGCCATTACTTTGTCCAAACAACCATCTGTGTTTAGTTCCCATGCTTTTCTGAATTGCTTGATTTCATTAGCACCTTCACCAAATCTCAATCTGTTGCCATCTTTGACCAGTATGTTGGCTTTCTCTGCCATGTCTACTAATCCTGAATAAGGTGACATACCTGTTTCATATGGTATCTTGACTTGCACAGATTCAAATGGTTTGTTGAATCTGGTCTTCATGACTTTACAAGCCGCTCTAATACCTTTGACTTCTGATATTTTGTTACCTGCTTCATCTTCTTTTAACTTTAACTTTCTCATTGCAACCACTATGCTAGATGCGTATATAAAGCCTTGTCCGCCTGATATTTTATCATCAGGATCAAACATATCCTGTGAAGCATAAGTGTGATTAGTACACACTAAACCCACGTTATGTGACCCAAACATGTTCACGCAGTTTCTAACCAATGCTGTCAATGCCTTTGGCTTTCTACCTAAGTCACCTTTTAAATCACCTTTTTCAAACTGTGCAACATCTGTTGGCGTCAACAACATGCCCAATGAATCAATTACAAACATCACTTTGGGTTTGTTTTCTTCACCTTCCATTGTACGATAATCTGCCATAAAGTCGTTGATTGTTTTTGCTACATCATCAATCATGGCCATGTTTAACTTCAACAGTTTCTCTGGACTAGTATCTACTTCTAATGCTTTTAACCAAGGTTCGTCTAATGCGTTTTCTGAATCAATTAACACTACAAATATGCCTTGATCTTGTGCGGCCTTTACAATGTTACCTGCACAGATATAAGATTTACCTGCTCCTGATTCACCTGCAAACACAGTAACTTTACCTAACGGAACACCTTTAGTGAAGTCTCCAGATATTAAATAGTTTAGTGCATAGTTACCTGTGCTGACCCAATCTGTAGGATCATGGAAGCCAATACTCAATCCAGCAATAGACTTGGTAATGGTCTTTCTAAATTTACTTACGTCAAATGGTTTTGCCATATCCTTCTTTCCTATATAATATGATTTATGGGGGCCATTGAGACCCCCTGATATTTTATGAAGTTTGTCTTGATCTAATCATTGCAAGAATGTCTTCTGCTTTTGAACCTGTCTTAGGAGCATCTGCACTAGCAGTTGGCGTAGGAGCCGGTGCTGGAGTAGGTGCTGGAGCAGTAGTTTCTGCAACTGGAGTAGGTGCTACAGGAGCCGCCTCAGGTGCTGGTGCACTCACAGGAGCAGTTGTTGGTGCTACTGTGGTAGGTGCTGGAGCATCGCCTTTGGGTGCCTGCATACCTGCTGGTCTGTAATATGCTGACCAACGTTCTGCATCATACGGTCTTCCGTCTACTGATGCTTCAAACATTTCCTTCATGACTTTTAGATCTTGCTCTGATGGCTTCTTTGGTAAGAAGTCTGCTAGATTATGCAACCCATGTTCTTTAACGGCCGCATTTTCTGCCTCAGTTAATGCTGTCTCTTTTCTTGCCCACTGTGATGTGGTATAGTCTGCATATCCGCCTTTTTGAGTTTTAGTAATTCTAAAGTCTAAACCTCTCACTGCGTCTGTTGGCAGTTCTTCCATGTCTGGATCCATCAATGATGATTTAATGATAGTAAAGATCTGTGGTGACATGATAAACCTTCTAACTGGGTTAGCAGGTGTGGTGTCATCTTCTATTGGATTGTTTCTTACAAAGCCTTGGAACACATATGATCTTTTCTTCCAATACTTTCTGCCCATTTCTTCTAAAGATGAATCCTTAAACCATGTTCTAACTTCTGCAAGTATTGGACATGAGTCTCCCCACATTTCAACACAAGGAACTTGTACTAACACGTTCTTGGAATCCATTTCACCTTTGATACCATTGAATGGTAATCTAATCATGTTTCTTTCTTGCCAAAAGAATGTGTTGTTAGGATCTTCGTCTGGTAGGAATCTTACTGTGGCTGATTCGCCTTCTTTAATATTCCAATGTGCGTAAATGGCGTTGTCGCCTTGTCTATTTGAGTTACCTTGGCTGTTAGATTCTGCCGCCTGTAACTTTGCTCTTATTTCTGCTAATGATGCCATAATATTGTTTCTCCTTATATGCCATAATGTTATGCCTTAAAATGTGCCTAATTAACATACTATTAAAATATGCTAATATTATTTATCTCTTTGCTATTATATATGTAGAAAAAGATGCACATATAAATTAATATACATGCATCTCATTAAAAAGTCAAAGTATTCGGTCAAGTTTATTTGTAAAAATTTTTGAAAACTTGCTGAATCTTAGCCTTGCGTTTCTTTTCCTTGATTGCTTTCAAGTATAGAAACAAAGTGTGACTATTCATATCCATAACACCCTCCTGTAAAGTTGGGTGCGTTCCTTCGGTATCATTACCTACTTCCGTCTCTTTCAAGATGAACGTCTGCAATGCGTTCCTTCAGATATAACTTAATCTTACTTCCGTCCCTGCGGGATGAACGTACAAGTATTTATCACAATTTACTGATTATGATTATACCGTATCTGTCCATAATTACCTGTTCGCATTTGATTCTGTTAATCACTGCATACACTAGGTCAATCATGGTTTGTGAGTTACCACACATAATGGTCAATGGTGTGTGTTCTTGGTTAAGCAATATAAAGTTTTCTACCAGTCGATCAACTGCATGATGTCTGATACCATGTAAGTCCAGTTTCATTCCATCCACATGATCACGCCTCTAATTGCTAGAAGCAGATACATCAATTCCATAAGTGCTCTGGGTATGTCTCCATCTTTGTAACCCATGTATAACCATATGGAACATGAGAAACATGCAATGCCCCAGCCTATCCATTGTATGTTAGGATTTCCGCCTGACAGTAAAAAAGCAGATACCATGGCCAATGCAAAACCAATCCATCTTAATTCAGTTAAATTTTTATAGAAACGTATTTTCACTTTTTTCTTTTACCATCAAACACACAAACAAAGTAACAACCTTTGTTGCCTGCATACACTCTATGGAATGCTCCGTCCTCAATCAACACAGTATCTCCTTTGCTAACTTTGAACTTGTTGTCATCTATTTCCATGGTGCCGTTGCCTTTAACAAAAAAATAAATTTCTTCTTGGCCTCTGTGCTTGTGTCCAGATGTGCTTTTGCGTGGTTTTAAATCTGTAGAACTTACTACTAAATTTTTTAAAGTGGTGTTGTCTTTGACTATGTACCTATCATCTTGTTTGGCAATAGTACCACCAATGTCATTGATTTGTATTTTCACGTGTTACTCTTTGGGAGGTAGTTTACCTTCTTCACGTAGTTTCGCTCTGATTTTGGTTGCTGATATGTCTGTAACTGTATCACCTAAATCATGTTCTGTGAATGAGTATCCTACTCCACGTCCATATGATATGTCTACAATATTTGGTACAATCATGATAATGTAATCTTCATCAATATGAAAGTCTGCTTTGGCCAGTCCTTCGATAATATTATTTTTAACTGCATCTGCTTCAAATGGATTGTCATCTTGTACTTGGTCTGTACGTCCACCTCCTGCATCCTTGCCCATAATACCGCCAACATCTCTGATCATTATAGCAACTTGTCCTGTTTCTGCGTATGCTCTTTTGAACAATGCAGTGTGTCCATCATGCCAGGGTTGCCATCTGCCCAACATTTCTGTTGTGGGTCTTTTCCAATCAAACGCCATTACTTAACTCCATATTTGATGTATTTGTACCATGCTCTTTCATGTGCATAGTATAACACAAATTTAACTACAAGGTCAACCACAAACACAAAACCAATCACCTTAGGTGGTAATCCAAAGGCCCATGCAATCAAGGCAGTAGCAATAGAACCTACTATACGCCATGTCACTGCTTTGGCTAGATGTCGTTTACGTTGTGGCATTATATTAGTTATTTGGGTTTGTGTCCATGCACTAATCTTTTAGACCAAATGCGTTCTTTGGGATTGTTGGGATTAGCAATTTCGTCAGAGACCCAATGGGTAGGTCCCCACATTACCACGGCTGATTCTTTCGCAGGGTAAATACGATGCCGTGTATTATCACAGTATCTTCGCTCCTTCATGCATATATTTATTTAGAAGTCTTGGACTCTGGTCCATGTAAGTCCACAATACAGGCATTCCTTGGTCTCACCTATACGCAAGGAATAATACACTTTAGGATGTGTTTTATCACCATCGCAGGATACTTTGTCCCAATTAATTTTTATTGGTTTTGGTTTTTCGATTGAATCTGACATGCTTTATAACCTCGTCTGACTCCTAGCCAATACACTGTGTTTCCAAATACTAGAGTGAATAGATACCACTCCCAAAATCCAGCCATGTGTTCCATTAATTAGTCTACGACCTTTGCACTCTTGGCACCTATGAAGTTTAAAATATCACCAACTTCTCTATTGATATCATAATCACCACCATCCAGTGTCACTGAGTCATCGCCCGGTGTTATTTTGATGTTTACACCCATGCCTTTGTTTTGTATGTCTATGTGCTTTTTGATTTTTTGCATTACCTGATCTTGGTTTTCTGGGTGAAGTTGTATTTCTACTTTTTTGTACTCTTTGAGATCTGCTTCATCAACTTGTGCAAGTTTTTTGATTGTGTCAAGTTCATCTTCTTCTACTTTGTACTTCTTGCCATCTACTTCAAACTCTGACTGACCTGATTCTTTGGCTTTTCTTAATGCATCTGAAAAAGCATTGCCTTCTTCAACATCATCTTCTGACACCACAGTACCTGGCTCAATGTATGTGGCATACTTGTCGTCTTTGCCTTTATTTCTACTGTGTCCATGATCAAATGATATTGAACCCATGTAGTCGCCAGATCTGGCTTGTGGATACATGTCATCAAATGTTTTTCTATCAGATTTACCAATCATGCTCATTATTGCTTCTCTAGGCACAGTATCTAAATCGTATATGAAATCTCTTAATGCTAACATATCACCTTTCTTATATAAATCTAATGCTATTCTATAGTCTACACTGTCCATGTCATCATCTGCTATTAGATTTCCAAGTCCTGCTATTACATCTACATTGTCTTTGCCTTCGCCTAGTGCCATCATAGTGTCACCAATTTTCTTGCCTGGAAATGTAGGCACAATCTTTGTTGGCTGGTCAAAAGACTTTGCTGAAAGTTCAGCATTTTCTTTGGCTTTTGTGCCCTTGTGCATACCTATTATTTTGTGTGTGTCTGCATCAATCACAGCATACTCATACTGTTCATTTACTGTACCTTCTCTTAATGCCAGTATTTCATCTGCTTTCATACCGTGTTTTGAAATTAATCTAGTCACTGCTGATTGTGATACAAACGGAATGTCTGCAATATATAAATCTTTTAACATGTCCACATCAAGTTCAAGTTTGTCCATTAAGGCATGTAATTTTACTGCTGAGTTAGGAGATATTCTTTGTCCTCTCAATGGCTCATATGCTTGTTTGAGTTTATCAAGAGATTCTTGTTTGCCTTCCATAACTTTTGGTAAGTCTTTCAAGTCTTGGGCAAGACCCATTTTGCCTACTTTAAGTCCATTGTCTCTGGCCTTTTGTGCTCTGTCTTGAATATCTGTAAAATTATCAGCATAAAAATATTCAATTTCATCTCCAGATTTAGCAATACCAATCATGTACTTGCCTGGTGCTTTACCTTCTTCTACATCATCTTTTTCAATCATGTCTGCAAGTTCATCATACAATACTTCCATGGATCTTTCTACTGCTTTGCTTCTGTCATATTCTTTGTCTGGAAAGTCTGGTAATGCGTCTGACAATGCTGATTCAAGTTCATCTTTGTTTGTAAACATTGATCCTCTCACTGTATCAGCGGCTATTTCGCCTGCTCTGTCTGATGCTTCAGACTCTGACATGACGTCTGCCCATCTTTCAAATTGTTGTACTTCTTCCATGGATTTGCCCTCTAGTTCCAATTTTGCTAGTATAGGTAGTGCTGATTCTACTCTGGTGTCTAGCATTTGTTCTGTAAATAAATTTCTTACTTTGTCCACTACTTCGTTTTGTATTGGCTCTTGTGTGTTAAATGTTTCTAATGCTTTGTGATATCCACGTTTGTTAATCATGGATTTTACTTTGCGTTTGATATTACCAAAGTGTCTGATACCACGTTCTGCCAACTGTGCTGTGTTTGTGTCTGCAAATGTACGTCCTTTGGCAAATCTTGTGAATGCACTCAATGTTCTGATGTCTGCACATATTTCTGCAATATATTCACCAAAAGCATCATATGGATTACCGCCTTCTGATACATGACGTGCCATTGCTCTGCCACCATATAGTTGTGTGAATGGCAGTTTAAATCTTTCACCATCTGCGTTTTCCACATACAATGCTTGTATGTTTCTATAACGTTGATCACCTGCTTCTTCATCAATAGGTTTGGTGTGTATGATTTTCAGTTTGGCTTGTTTGTTGGGTTTAGTGTATGAAGTCTTTTTAAAACCATAATAGTTTTTAGACTCTTCCAAGTTAGCCATGCTCTGCATAGCATACTTTAATTTGTTAATGTTTTTCAATGTAAAGTCCAGCATGTTACGTTTAGCAAAATGTCTTAGTTGATATAAGAAATCATACCAATCACCTTTGTGTTCTGTTTCCATGCCTTTGCCTAACATATCTCCAAAGAACACCTCCATTTCACCTTTGGCACCCACAGTAATAACTACGTTGCCATATTTTTTACCATCTGCTTCATACTCAAATGAATACATATCAGCAGTTTTAGGGTCTGTGGTTTCTTTGCCCTGTGCATCACGTGTGGTAATAGTGAAGTTCTTGCTAGTAAGCAAGTCAAATAGTTTGGATCTTGTGGTTTCTAATGATATCATAACGTTATTTATGCGTTTAGCATTATATCATTATAAATGGCATTGGCTCAATTTCCTGGTCATCATAATCACGTAACTTGTCGCCTATGTCCTTGTGATACTCTTGTAACTGTTGCATCATGCGTACCGACAGCACTGTGGCCATCACTAAATCATCATGTTCGCCAGGTTTGGCCGCATATGAAGTACCTGCCGCCACAAAACATTTGAGTTCAGATATCAATGGTTTAGAACGTATGTGCAGTTTTTTTGATTCTATTAAATTTTTAAGTTTAGCACATGCACTCAACTTTGATTTGTTGGTGGTGTTGAATCCTTTACGATAACGTCTGCCTTTGCCCACTGATTTAACTTCAGATAAAAATGCACCTGGTATGCGTTGTTCTCCATATTCTGCTAAAGATATCAGAGCCGCCTCACCAATGGTGTTGTTTTCTACAGAATAATATATGGATGTGGGATCTTCTATTTGTTTGTTTATGGTATCAATAATGTCTGCAAACACTCTGACCTGTGCAGGTATAGTGGTTTTGTTGTGTTTCCATTCTGCCACTTGTTCTGTGCTGGTGGCATCTATCACTTGCATGGCGGCATAATCTCCACCTGTGCCCAATGAAGGATCCCATGACACTGTGTATATGTGTCCACGTTTGGGTTCTTTGTACCAACGTACTTGACCTTGTTGTCTAATAGGATCGTGTCCTTCTAAATCAATCAGTGTGGTAGGATTGATCAATGTTTCATCATTGATGATGAATTCACAATCCATTTCTCGCCTGAATCTTTCGTCACCTAACTTACCACGTTCTTCATCTGCCCATTTGTCATCTCTGTCTGGATGTTCTTTCCAATATGATCTGTATGCTTTGAATCCGTTAATACCCAACGGAGTTTGATTGCCGTGTGCATCTTCGCACTTGTTGGCACCTTTCCATAACAGTGCAAATTGATCTTCATCTGAGTTTGGTGTGGATGTAATGATTGCTTTACCACCTGTGGCCAATGTAGGAGATATAGAAGTCCAGAATTCTCTGGCAATGGTGGGTCTCACAAATGCAAACTCATCACAGTACAGCAAAGATATGGACATACCTCTTCCTGTGTTTTCTGTAGTGGTTTGTGCTACTATACGTGATCCGTTATCAAACTCTATGGAACCTTTGTTGTAACTCACTGCTCCTGCTCTGATATGATCAGGACACAGTTCATATGCATATCTCACACGTTGCATGATTTCTTGTGCACCAGCATACTTGTGAGCCGCAATTAATATTGTACTGTCTGGCACAAACATAGCAAACCATAACAAATACCCTGCGGCAGTTGTGGACTTGCCTGTTTGTCTGGGCATCATAGATATAGAATATCTATAGTCGTGGTATGTGTTCAACAATCGCAACTGATATTCAAATGGATGATACTGTATTTTGCCTTGTGTAGGATGTTGTATGTAAAAAAAGTTATCTAAAAAATGTATGCATCCTGATTCAGAATTAGCACATGCTTTGAATTCTTGCAGATGCTTTTTAGTAAAGTTCTGTTTCTTGTGTGCTTTTTTAATTAATACGCCGTCTAATGATTTTGACATAATATTATTTATTGATTCAGGAAGTGGTGTGCTACAGATTTATGCCATTTTGGCCCTGAGTGTGCAAAGTCTCTGCCACGATCAGATGGTGCTTTAATATCTGTGAGTTCTAACATTTTCAACTCAATGTCATTGGTTGTGCATAAATGTTGCATACTGAGTCTATTCTTTTTAAGTTGCATCTGCCAGTTTTCATCAGCATTGATCCACTGTTTGTAAAACTCATTGGGTTTATGATGTGTGATCACTTTCCACTCATCAAGATATAACTCTACTCTTTGTGGTTGTGGTTCTAGTACATACACTGTATCAATATTGAGATTATCAATAGCAAACTCTAACACTCTAAAGCATGTATCTAAACTGGCTCCACCTACACCTAAATTCAAACAGTTAGGTATGTGTGCTGACCATGTTTGTCCCAATGAAACTCCAATGCCCTGTGTGTGACTACAACCTAATGCAATATTGCATGGATCATTGTTAAACTCATGCACACAACGAAATCCTGCACTGTTGAATCTGTATTCAATGGCATGTTCGTATAACCAATTTTGATTACTAAGATATTGGTATTTTTCTGAATCTTTTAAATTTTTTTCCCACAACTCATATGTGTCTGTGCCATTCCAGTAAACTACTTGGTTGGCAAATTTTACATTAGTATGTTGCAACAAATTATTTTTTTGGCATTGGATTTTCGCCTGTTAATCCAGGTTGTGCAAACCATAGTTTAAACCATTCTTTGGTTCCTGCTTTAATATTGTGTTTGCGTTGATATGCAGACTTTTCAGATGCTACATTAGAAATGTTTTCACCCATGGATGATTGCACTTTGTCCGTGCCTGCTAATTTTTTTAAATCATTGATATCCATACTACTATTTAGTAGGGCAGTGTGCTTCTTTAATTGCTATTACTCCAAACCCTGTTTCACGCATCTTTTTACCTGTTTCATGATTGACTATAGGCAAATCTAAATTAAAGGCGCCATCAATTTTAAAACCTGCTCTAGCAATCAAACAGTGTACCATTCTATTACCCATCACTGAATAATGATTCACATTGTTTTCATGCATTCTATCATCTGAATTAGGTTCAGGCATTTCAATGTACATTTTTGCACCCATCTTCAACACTCTGTTGTATTCCATCAGTGTGATATATGGCCAAGGTGAATGTTCCAACACTTGTCTACAGAATATAAAATCTATGGAATCATCTTTATTAGACAAAAATGAAATGTCTTGAATACTGGCTTTGAGTTTTTTTGCTTTCAAGGCTTTGAGTTCATCTTTGGTTCCTACTGTGCCTGATGCATTTTTATACCCATCTTGTTTACAATGCTCTAAAAAATATCCAGGTCCGCATCCTACATCCAGTATTTGAGCATTCTTATCTATGTTCAGTGGTTGTATGATTTTTTCATATACTTCCGCAGTCAGTTGCTTGTGAAATGGTGATTCTGTTTCAGCATACACTTGATCTAATACGTGATTATAATATGCTTTCATTTTCTTTATATCAATCATAATTGTTCCTTTTGTGTGTAATTACTTATATCTGATAAACTGTGTGGACATTATTTTCTGATAATCTCGTTGTAGCATTTGCATCAGTCTTGCTTTAATCTCAGGCTTTTCCACACTTGATTTAACCAGTTGCATGATTTGTTTAGGTAATTGTTCAATCTTGATTGCTGTGACATTGGCATCTTGTTCTGCTTTATCACCGGCTGTGTTAAGGTTAAAATGTTTTTGTAGTGTTGATTCCAGACTGCCGTTACAATAAAAGTATTCTCTTGCAACATTAGGCAAAAAAGACTCATAAAAATAATACTGTGGCATGGTATGATCGTCAAACAATATGCCCACGTCACACATGATTCTTTCTATAGCAGGCCACATGTTTGTGATATCTTCAATAGTAAATGCTTGACTTTTTACTTGCCAGGGAGGAGATACAATGTTTGATTTAAAATATTGTGTGAACCCTGTACAAAATCTATTAATTGGATCTCTTAGTATAACTCCCACTGTTTTTACTCGACTGATTAAATCATCATGATGTGTATAATCAATAAATGACCACCCATTTTCATTAAGCCAAGTGCTGACATATGATGAAGCATTTTTTGGTATGTTTATCATCACATATGATTTGTCTGGAGATAACATTCCTCCACCAATGGAAAAACGTTCCGCCATGTGTTGGCCTAGTTGTTCATACATTGATATTCTCCGTAAATCTAATAGACAATGCTACTCTTAATGAATTAGTAGGATTAATCACAGAGTGTATCATTTGATGTCTAAAGTATGCTGGTTGTGTTAGATACATTCTGTCTACTTCTTCCACTTGATCTTCAGGATAATCCAAATACAAATCAGTTTTACCAAATGTAGTTGTGGGCACAGGTTTGTAATCTGGATCTAATACTCTGTAAAATGGAGTATATGTGTCTTTACAATTATGTATGGGAATGTTTAATGCATATGGGTTGCGTTTATCATTCTCGCCTCCGTCTGTGTGTATGGGCAATCTTGAATTAGGATTCACAGTGACCAATGCCACATACCATACTTTACCCCAGTCCATCACAGTTTCCACTGCTTCAACTAGTTCAGAATAATGCTCCCAATCTCGTTTATCCTGTGGCCAGAATCTATCATCATCAATATCCATATGGAACCAATCATTCCACACATGTTGTTGAATAATATCAAGTTTGGGTAACTCTATGAATTTATAGTTAAACATTTAAAAAACTCTTTTGCTCTCATATTACTATTCATGTTATTTTTGGTAAGATATGCTTTTTGCCTATTTCAGGAAATATCTTGTGTTGCACAAATTTTTCTGGACAGAATTTGCATTGTGGTATTGATTTACGCAGATTGCCTGTGAATTCTTCTAGTGCTTCTTGCGACATATCTACCGTTGCTGGATTGTATGACTGCATTAAATGTCTATCAAGATCATCTAGTGTAAGTCCAAACTGCTGATCAAACTCAGTCCATAATGCCACAGGAGCACATTTATATAATTTGCCACGCACAAAGTTATGACAGTATTTGTTATCACAGGTTTGATGTGCTTGTTCACGATCACTGTTGTGTAATGTTATATTATTACTGTTCATGATCAATGATGGAGTTGAAAACTGATCTTCTTTTCTTACATGGAATTTTGCTCCATTGACATCTATAAAGTAAAAGTCAGCATCTGAATCCATTAAAATACTTGGAGAGAATCCATGCACTGTTTCACATTCTGTTTGTATGCGTGTGGGCAATGTATTCCAATCTTGTATTCTGGTAATAACAGGCCAATTTGGATCTTTGATTTTGTTATATGATTTCACAAAGTCATTATCAGCATTATAATGTGATTCTAATCTTTTTCTTTTTACTGTTATTGGCGGTCGAAGAAAGTTGTTGATTTGTTCTAATATAATATTTTTTCTATTCATATTATGTATGCTGGATTGTATGACCCAGTTGTGTCGAATCATTAGTTCGTAAAACTCATCTGTGAGTATTCTATCAAATGTGGTACTGTTTGTGGTAATTTGTTTTTTAGTTTCTGGCCATAGTTCACCTATACCATCCATCCATTCTAACATTGTGGGATTCAGTGTAGGCTCTCCTCCAATCAAACTCAGAACAGATCTGATTCGTATTCGCTTGGACCAATCAGTGTAGACATCTTTGTAGTCACTCCACTTCTGAAAACCTGTAAAATTAAAATTATTAAATTTATTACATCCAACACAGTTGTAGTTACACACATTGGTAATATGAAAATGTCCTTGATTAATAAATGGTCTATTGTCCATCTCTTTCTTTCCTAAAATACTCTTTGATTTCGTCTAGTACTTCTTTGGTACTTTCCTGTCCTTCTTGTGTACGAGTCCACACTTTTAATCTTTTTTGTATGTCTAACAACAAAGGATTTTTGAACTTCCATACAATGTGTCCATTATGGCCAAGGTATAGATTACCGTCTTGCTGGAATGGTTCATCCCATGGTGCTACTATAGGATATTGTGTGCATTCCCATAAAATATGTTTCAACGTAATGTTATTGATTCGCATATCTACAACTTCTATAAACTTGTCATGTTCAGTGTATGCATTTTTTCCGTAGTGTTCCACAATTAATGTGCTGTATCCGTTGGCTTTAGGACTTATAGGAATTTCAATTTCGGACCCACTGGCTTCAAAGTTGGCTACTTGTTGATTGTTCCATAATATTCTACATAGTGGCCAGCCATTGGCGTTTTCGCTATGCTTGTAATTTATTTTTAAAGTGATAGGTATTTTGTTTAATACGTTCATAACTTGCTTTCAGTCTTGTTAATTGATGATTGCCATTCCATACATTATACCCTAGTTCCATTAGCAGTTCTTGTATGTCTATTCTTCTGTTAATTCTTTCCAATAATGTTAATTCAGGATTATCTTTACTGACCCAGTCCAATCCAAATAACTCGTTGTTATCTGCTGTGGGTTCTAAGCCATGAGTTAAATGTCCTTTGTGTAATGGAGAACCTTCGTCTATACTCAAAGTTCCTCCTAAATTAACACCAAAAATAGTACCGTCTATGGCATAACCTTGATACTTCATAAACTGTTCCAAAGTCTCCATATGATGTTCATCTCGTTCTGTTGGGTACCCTACTATCATTAAAAAGTAACAATTAATTCCATGTAGTCTAAATTGCTCAAGAGTATAATCCAAGTCTTCAGGTCTAAAACCTTTGTTCATGTCTTTTCTTATTTGATAACTTAAACTTTCTATACCCATGGGCAATCCATTTAATCCACTTCTTGCCGCTTGTTTATAATCATCCGGTGACAGTTGTTTTTCTGTTCTTACAATCCATTGTCCTCCCCAACTAAAGAATTTATCAGGAAGTTTGTTGTCTTCATAATATTTGACCAAACACTCACACAGTCGTCTAAAACATTTTAGGTTGCCATTTATTAAACTGTCAGTGAAATAAAAATCACGTACTCCATATTTTTCATAATGTGTGATCATTTCTTTGGCCACTGAATCTCCTGACCTGTAAGTGTATTTCTTCCAAAAAGCATGTATGTCACAAAATGAACAACGTCTAACACATCCTCTACTGGTAGTAATAGGCAGTTGTATTTTATCTATGGTGTAGTGGTATCCATATTCAATCACATCATCATAGTTAGGATATGCCAAAGCATCTAAATCTTCAATTTGCACATAGTTGTCATTGTTTATGCCATCACCTGTTTTATTTTCTTTTAGAATATCTACTAGTGCATTTTCACCTTCACCTCTAACATAGTAATCAACAAGTTTGGTTTCTAATAACATATTACCAAAGTCATTGATTTGCGTTGCTATACCTGTGGTGCTTAAACCTGCTCCGCCAACAATTACTTTGCCTTTGAATGATGCTTTTTTTAGTAAAGTACATAAATCTCGTGTGGCAACCTGACACTCAAATGTAAACACACTAATACCTACATGAGCAGGATTAATATCTAATATATAATTTACTAGATTAAGGTACCAATCATCAATGATTTGTTGACATTGATTGTTGAGTTTTGCATTAGGTATAGTGAAATAGTTTGTGATAGTTTCAAAGTTATCTTCTTGGTCTTTGATACTGTCTAGTAGTTCAAAGTTTGCATCTTTTACTTTACATGTGAAGCCTTGTTGTTCTACCACACCTTTTAGTAAACTAGTACCGGCTGGAGGGTATACCAAACTAATACGTGGAACATTCAGCAATAGTAAATCTAACATAATGATATTTACCAGTTGGTATTGTCAGTTAATAATATAATGTAAAGTGGTTACTTTTTGTATTTGTTGGATACGTTTTTGGCTTTGCCCTTACGATCTTTGTCAGGGTCATTTCTACGTTTTCTGTTCACTGCTTGTGCAATGGCTTTCTTACCGCCTTTGGCTCTTAACTTGGCCGCTTTGGATTTTGATAAACATTTAGGTTTGCCTTCAGATTCTTTGGAATCACCACACTTGCCTATACGTTCACCTTTGGTGTTGTATCTATCCCAACCACCGCCACCGGCTCCACCTTTTTTACCAGTGCCAAACCAGTCACGTAAATCTTCCATGACTCCAAATGCTTTGCCTTGCCATTCTGCTGATTCATCATTGTCTTTGATAGGTCCACCTTTGGCCCATGTGTGACATGTTCTTGCTGAATGACATTTGAAATGATGCATCCAACAATACCCTAATTCACCGTCATCATCAAATGTATCGCCAGGCATACAGTCTTTCATGTTAGGTGATATATCAAATGCTATGCAGTTTGAGCAATTGGCAGCCTTGGCCGCTTCTACAGTGGTTTTCCAAAACTCAGCAATTTTATCCCAATAATCACCAGGTACATCTACATTGAGAGGACCATAGTTAAACTGCTTGATAGTTCTATCTCTATTTTCTGTGTTTACTGCTAAATCTTGGGTAGCCGTTGGACAAGACTTTTTTGCTTCTGTGAACTCTATGGCTCTCATTAGTCTTTCTGAATTGCTTTAGCAATCTCGTGTGCTTTTTTAATTGTCTTCTTTGCCAGTGGTGGTTTGTCCTTGTACATTTTCATAGCCTTGGCCATGCCTATTGCATAAGGTGATTGTTCTGCTTCAGTGGTATACTGATCTGCCGCCAATGGTTGTTTGTAATTAACTTTTCTTTTTTCAAGTTCTTTTGAAATTGCATCTAACACACGTTTTTCATTGGCAGTGACTGCGTTTTTAAATTTAGTGTAATACATCAATAACTTGTTGGTTGATTCACCTGACACTGATAGTTCAGTGATCACTGATTCAAATATACCTAAATCATCTAGTGCATTCATAATAAATTCTGCAGGATCTCCATCTCTTGCTTTCTGTGTGCCGTAATCCATGTCTTGTTGATAGTATGCATACAAGTCTTGATACAGATCTGATCCAGTATCAACATCACCATCTGCTTTCATTTTTGCAGTTGCTTGAGGATGTTTTTTAAGTATGTCCATTACACTTTCACGTACCACACTTTCTGTTTTCCATTTACCACCGGCCGCTTTGTACTTTTTGGCCGCCCAACCGTTGGCATATGCTGATGGATATACATCAAATTTCTTTTTGGCTTGATTCTTATAGTAGTTCCATTTAGATGGATTAGTTGGTACATTCTTTTCTGTAATAACTTTTTCCACTATAAAGTCTTTTGCTCTCATTTTACTTTGCCCTCTGAAATTAATCTTTCTCTATTAGCCATATGTAGTTCGTCTACATCTTCTTTGCTTTGTCCATGATATGGTACTGCATGACCTTCTTCAATCAACTGTTGTCCTGCTAGTCCATGCTCTACTTTGAAATCTCCTAGTATACGACCAAACTTACCTTTGGCATCATACTTCTGACAAACCAATGTGGTAGTTTTACCTAGTATTTCTTTGAGTCTGGCCTTAGATGCTAGTCCAAATTTCTTTTCTACTTTGTCACGTGTTCTAGACTCTGGCGTGTCTATGCCCATGATTCTAACTCTTTCTTTTTTCAACATGACATCAAAACCTAGATCTAAATCTACGTCCACTGTATCACCATCAATGATTTTTATTACTGTTGCTTTGTACTCGTACATGATTACCTCTTATATCCCTTGAATGCATTCATAGGTGATTGTTTGTTGGTGTCGTCTAATTCTTTGGAAGGACCTTCTATCATTTCTTCTGTGGGTAAACCTAATGCCTTACATGCTTTCATGAACATGTCTTTTTCTTCAGGAGTATATGCACCCACATATAATTTGTTGCCCATGGCTGATTCTGTGTCAATGTCGCCCATATCTTCAGGATATCTGCCCATCATCATAGATGCTCTGTATAACCCATAAAAACGATCTCCTTTGGCACTCATAGCACCTGGAGAAGCCGCATGTTGTGTGTTTACAGTTTTACCTTGACTGGGTTTCTTTTCTGTGATAAAGTCTTTGGCTTTCATTAGTTGTCAACCTTAGACCCTGCTCGCCATTGATAGCATGACCAATACTTGGCAGTGCTTTTGTCTTTGCCTGCTGGAGTATCACAACCATGTCTGGCTCTAAATGACTTACGTCTTTTAGGATCATCTCTTTTGATTGACAGTTTTGGATCGCCAAAACGAATAATTTTGACATTGCCTGTCTTTTTGTCTTTGACATACACTTTGAATTTCTTTTTAGGATTTTCAGATGTACGTATAGGATCATTCAGTTTAACTTTACGTCCTTTGTACTCGGCTTCTTCAATAGGGGAATATTGACTTTCTACCAGTGCTAAATGATCCTGAAAAGAGTTCATGTTATTTGTCTTCTGGCTTGTATTCTTTGTATGCATCCATTAGTTTTTCTTCAGTGACTGATCTGTCTACTGCGGCTAATGCCTGATGCAATGCATTTGAATTTGATTTCATTGCAGATATATGATTTGGTTTTGCAAGTCCACCTGCACCACCATTCCATTGTGTGTCTACATCTGTTTGAATCTTTTCATCTGGTGAGTTAGCAAGATCTTCTGCTGTGACTTCTTCATAACCTTTGGATTTCAAACCTGACAAGTTCAATAAGTCTAATAACTCATCTGCTGATTCATTAGCGGCACTGACTTGTACACTTCTGTTACCTTCGTCATTGACATCCATGGTCACTGCATAACCTTCTTTGATTGTTTCTTTTTTAGTTTCAGTGCTTTCTGCTACTGTTTCTTTTGGCTCTGACTTTAATTCTGCTTCAAATTTTGCAGTTAAGTCATCCATAATTTTTAATTCTTTCATGTCTTTCCCCTCTTGTGGTTTAATTTTTTTGATGAAGTCTTCACCGCCATCATCTGTGATTTCTTTGCCTGCTTCTAATCTTGCAATCATATCTCTGATGTCTTGAGCAATGTAGTTGTAAGTTCTTTGTTCACCTTTGTCACTGGTACCAGCAATCATGGCTTCAATCTCACCTAGTTCATCATTTAGATCTGCTAACTTCTTGTTTTTATCATAGTTGTCAACATAATCCTGATCACCTTTTTCTTGTTTGCTCATTGAATTGTCAAGATTCATATCATCAGCATATGCTGGATCTTTATCATCTACAGGATCAGCATCTTCTGTTTTTTTCTTTTTACTGTTACAATGTGCTTCGCCCATGTTCTTGTGTTCACCTTTTTTGATCATGTCAATAGCATAACCAAATTCAATAGCATCTGTGCCTGTTGCGGCCGCTTTTTTACTTTCTAAGTCTGCAATAATTTCTGCATCTGACATAGTAGGTTGTCCATCATCGTCCATGTACTCACCAATTTTATCTTCAGCACCCATTATGGCTGACTTTACACCGCCTTCATCAACTTCAACACTTTCTGCTGGCAGTTCTTCCATTTTACCTGCTTTCATAATGTAGTCTGCAATCGCATCTTGTAATTCAAATGAATATCCTTCTCCATCTTTGGGAATATCAAATGCACCTTTACCATCGCCAAATTCATCTCTTATTACTTTGGTAATAGCAAGAGCCATTTCTTTTTTCTCATTTTTATGCATATCAAAGTCTGCGTTGTCAATGGTGTCATCAATGCCTTTCAACACAGTGCCTGCTACAACTATGTCACCTAATCCACCTTCGTCATATTGATTCAATATATGATCTGTGATGTTCAGTGCAAAGTCTCTAGCAGTGTCTTTATCTTCTAACACTAATTGTTTGCTTTCTTTGATTGTAGCAATAGGTTTAATACCTGCTAACGCACCTACATCTTGTGGAGTAGTGTCTGCGCCATATTCTTTGTATGTTTGTGTGCCTGTGGCATTGGTTGCTGTTTTGCCTTGTACTGCGGCTTCTTTGGTCATTGCTTCTGCAGATTTAATTGCTTGTGCCTGATCATCTGTAGGGTTTTCAATTTGTCTGAGTTTATCCAGGACGTTGTATAAATCCATTTCAGTTACCTCGCTGACGACTTAACGTCTGGTTTTTTGTTTGCAGTACTGCCTACAGGTGATTTGTCTCCCATGGGTGCATCATTGGTAGTTTTGGCTTTAGGGGTTGTGCCTCCTGCTACTTCAAATCTTGCATCTCCTGGGTTTTCAATATGTTTTTCTGGATTAGCATACTTGTCTTTGGCATCTTTTTGATCTGATGTTTCTGCTGGATAATCCTTTTCTAACAATGGACCTTCTTCACCTTCTGCACCTTCGTTGTTTTCCCAACTGTCTGCAAATGCTTTGGAAGTAATTTTAATGTTACTTGCTGGCTGTCTAGTACAGAATTCAATCATTTGTACTAATTCTACTTGACTAGCAGGATAGTTTAGTTCCACTTCAAATATACATACTTCCATGTTTTTAACACCTGGAAAGTCTAATGGATCTTCTACTACTGGTGTGGTTTTAGGATCTGACATCTTAATGATATCATATTTGCCCAATTTGTCTTCAATTTCTTTGATACAGTCATTAGAGCAACCGCCTGCAATTTTTATTTTGTAGGAATATGTTTGCTCTGACTCTGTTAAGTACTGTTTAAATGTTTTCATATCTAATAATTCCCCTATGCAGTATTTATACAACTATTACTCTTTCGTGCCTTTATCTTTGAGTAATTCTTGTAACAATTCATTACGGTCCAATACAATGCCTTCGCCTTCTTCCACGTTGTCATCTTTTTTATCTTGTAATGCACGTTCTTTCTGCTCTAGTTGTGCTTGTTTGAGTTGTAAGTCTACCATTTTTAACTTTTTGTTAATCTTAGCAGTCTTGGCTGATATGGCGTGATTCAATAAATTTGCCGCCACTGAAAATATTTCTGATGAAAAACGACTGTCTACATTCATGCCTAAGTCCATTAAATCTTTGTATGACTTTTGTGCAATTTCTGCCAGTTCGTCCATCTCGCCATCACCTGCTTCAAGTCCTTTGACTCTGGGCAATGCATTTTCAATTTTTTGTATGTTGGATAATGTTTCTTCAGGTATGTCTGCTTTCACTGGCAGTGGCTCTGTGACATCTATCTTTGTGTCTTCAGTGTCTTTGGGATCTAAATTAAATATTTCTTCTAGTTTTTTTGTCATCTTGCACCTGATCTAAATATATCGTCTTCAGTGACGATTCTAAATTTTAACCCATTTTGTTTGCACCAACGTTGTGCCATTTCCCATTTAGCATGATTTACTGCCACTGTGGCCGCTAGTTTTCTGTTCTGGTTCTTAGATTCAATGATAGATTGATTCTTGGGTTTAATTTCCACCAGTTCTGTTATTAATTTACCCCGTTTGTCTTGGTACTGCACTAAAAAGTCAGGCACATAGTTAGAACGTTTGCCTGTGAGTGGATTGATATAAGGTATTTTCACACACTCAGATGCCCATTTAACCACTGATTGATGTGTGTCACAGAACATCATAAATGCTTGTTCCCATGATGATCTAAATGTGGGTGACGTGTTGCCTACAAATTTGGCTGGATTTTTTACAGTGAATTTACCCTGATGAAATCTTCTACGCATCAGTTACACCAATATGTTTCTGGCGGCGTAAACGTTGGGTCGTTGTACAGCACTCACTCCTAACAGTGTGGCTTTGGATCGTAGTCCATTTAAATAGTATGCCAATGTAGCAGATAACTCAACACCTGCTGTGCCTTTGATTGATTCTAATAATTCTAACACAGGCTGTGCATATCCTTGAGCAATTTCAAATATCACAGCAGTGAAATCGTTGGCAATAGCATCATTACTAAATTGAGATCTAAAATATGCGTTGACTTGATCATACTCTGCGGCATTGATTTTGATTTCTCTTTGATAATAATTATCAAATATAGTTATAGTAGAATCTGTGCTGGATTTTGTTACATTAATAGTGCTCATTGATTTTTCCTATGCATCCGGATTCACAAAAGGACTTTGGCCTGGAGCCAATCCAGCAAGTCTTACTGTGGCATTTGTGTTTTCTGCTGAAGTATTAATATCTCGTTTGGCTTTAATTAAACTTTGTCTGTTTTTAAAACTACCTGTTTCAATCACAGGTTGATTGGTTTTAGATATTGTCACTGGTTTTGTTAATGATTTTCTAGTAGGAATAAACGTACCAAGTTTGTTCACAGCATTTACAGCCGCACCAGAGGCTATGGCTCTTCTGGTTTCGTTGAGTACTTCTTCTTTAATCCCTTTCAATGAAATATTATCTTTGTTCATAAACAATCTGCCTGCCTTAGTTGCGGCTCCTAATATGTTGCCTGACGACAAGTCTTCAAACACACCTACACCTGCATCTAATACACCACCTTGTCCTAACATTGAATTAGTAGAGCCTGGTCTAGAAAGTCTAGATGGTTCTGTGTCATAATGTTCTGGCTGAGCAAATCCTGGAACTCCGTCTGTTCCAATAGCACCTTGTCCATACTTCACTGATTCATATTTCAATGTCATGGAGTTTGCCATTATGCCTGCACTTTCTGAATAATCATAACGATCATGTTGAAAGTCTGTGATCATAGGATTGATCAATGTGTATGACACAAATGATTTTTGATTGAATCCGTATATAGTGATATCTCTAAAAAACAAAGGTTTTTGCATGGCAGTGCCTGTTGGTCCTTGAGCACTTTCTGCCGAATATCCCCAATCATTGCCTATTTTTTCTGAATCAGGAGCATATATGTCTCTAGTTGTTTGACTGCCTTGATTACCACGTGTGTTATTTTGAGGCTGTTGTGGACCATATGTGTTTCTTAAAAATGATAGTTGTTGGGGTGTTCTGTTGGTGGTATTTCTTAATGCCTGATTGTTGGTATAAGGTTGTGATGGATCTGAATAATAATAATCATAATATGAGTACCACAATGATCTTGTGACATCTGCGGCGTCATCGTGAAAGTCAATCACAATTGGTTCATAATTAATTTTTTGTTGTACGTTACGTTTGCGGTTATACTGGTTCAGTGTTTCAACTTCAAAGGAGTACTTTGGCAGTTCTACTGATTTAGTTAACACTGAAACTTTTCCTAGATCTCTCGCACCAAACAGTGTGCTCAATTGTGGTATTTCAACGGTGTTGACATTAAAATACACATGAAAGAGATATTTGAGCCTAGGAGAGTTTGCATACCCGGCAGACGTAAATGTCTTACTTGCATGGCGATAATCTTTAAGATAATCACTTCCTAAGAACCCCTTTAAGACGTCCTGGAAAATTCCTGCCATGATATTAACCTGTGATTACTGTTCCTAGTGTTCTACCAACTTCTGAACCTATACCTGAACCAATTGGTGTTTGTACAGCATTGTCAAATCTAATTGTTGCTGTTACAGTTGCTGGCTCTGATGTTGCGTATGTTAAATCATTGTAATTTACTGTTGTGATATAACAACCGTATAATTCCCAAGTCTCTAACACTGTGGGTTCATTGGTACCATTACCACCATCTAATACTTCACAACGTGTGATGAATTTGTAATCAATACCTGATGATGCTGATGATTGTTCCATAAAGTCAAATTGCTTTTGTAATTGCTCACCCATTAACTTTGCAACGTTTCCGCCTGCATCGTCTCTGAAGTTCACTGTCACATCATCCCATGTGTGCTTACCAGCCATTCTTACTTTGGAATTGTAAATATCAATTGTGATGTCATCAAAACTCACTGAAGGTCTTGTGAAATCCATTACTTGTTTTGTTAATTCTGTTCTTGGAGTTGAAACACCTAAATTTTCAAATACCGTTCTAAAACGATATTTTAATTTGGGCATTAACAGACCTTGTGCTGACGCACTTTGGTCACTCGATAGTGGAACAGACATTCTTGTTAAACTTGAAACTGCCATGTGTTAATACTCCTTTGTATTTGTTTACTTATATATTTATCTGGTGGCACTCACGAAAAAAGGCACCGGAGTGCCTTTTTATACGTATATTATGGTTTGTTTGTTTTATAGATTGCCTGCCGCAATATCACCTGTATTTTTAATTCTTACAGGAATATAAATGAATTCAACTGCTTTAGTTGGTTCAATAGCAACATCAATGTATAGTTCGTTTCTATCTATTCTTGCTGATGTGTTGTTAGTTTCGTCACACACTACTAGATAATCGTATACACCACGTTTTGCTGTTACATCATTTAATAATTGCTCTACAGCACCTTTGACTTCATCTCTTGTGATCTTGTCATTTGGTTCAAACATAAATGTCTTACCAACTTCTTCAAGTTTGTCACGTAAGTATGCTACCAATCTTGCAACGTTGATTCTATCTAATGCTGATGATGAACCTGCTACAGTTTTGTTACCATAGTTTACTAACCCTGTGCCTGGAATAAATGTCAACGGATTAACATTATTTTGATACAGTGTATCTCTTGATGCTTCTCTGTTTGAAATTTGTTCAAAGTCACCTGTGGTTGCAACCACATAACCCAATGCTGAAACATTGTCCAATGCACCACGTCTGTTACCTGCTGGTGCTAACCATGGAAAACCAACATCGTCATTTCTGATCATTGTTCTCAGTACTGCATGTGATGGTGGTACTACCACTGTGTTGCCTGACAAGTCGTTAGTTCTTGCTGATGGATAAAACACAGCACAATAAGGATCTGTAGTTACCAATCCATCTTCTGAATCAACACCTGATCCACCTGCGTCTGTGGCCCAGTTTGTCAATGAGTTGGATGAATCATCTAATCTAAATGGTGTGTCACCAATAATAAAACCTGTGTTGTTTCTATCATTGTTTAATGTGCTCAAGTTTGGAATTAACTCTGGAAAACCCGGAGCCGCTAACAAGTTATACACTTTTTGTTCTTCTCTAATGTCTGTGTTAGCATCTAAGCCTGATTTCATTGCGTTCACTACAATTCTTCTTTGTGCTTTTCTGCCCATGTAAGGTGAACCATCTGCTTTGTTTCCTGAAACATTTACCCATGCATCTCTGTAAGCCGCACCTGGTAATGTTTCTAATGGAAAATCTGTAGCATTGAAATAGTCTGTTTTGTATTGCTTCACTGTGTAACCTGAACGTCTTGTGTTGAACAATAGTGTTCACATCTACTGAAGCAGTAGTTGACCATCTTGCATCTGCAAACACAATACCATTTTCTGTGGTTTGATCTGTGTTATCAATAGTTACCCACTGATCTACAGAATCAACTGACTGCCATCTTTTCACTAATGGATAGTTTTCTAAGTTTGATGTGTCAATCCAAAGATCACCATATACCAATGCTGATAAATCAGACTGTAGTGTTGGTGCAGTTGCTGAAACAATAGGACCATTTGGTGATGCGTTGGATAAGTTCATGCCTCTAACATCGTTAGTGACATTCTGATAACCTTTCCATGCACTGCCATCATGTATTAAAATATCAACTTCGTCAGTTGCTGAGTGATACCAATATGTTGAGTTTGCTGGATCCTGTGTGGGTTCTGATGCTTTAGCAGTGTATGTTAGTTCAATCCAATTTGAAACTAATATACCATCGCCTGCTGAATTTGCCTTGGAGTTACCATATAAGTCTGCATATGCAGTAATACCTAATGCATCAAATGTTGGTGTTCCTGATGTGTCTTTGATTTCAATCACGCCACCTTGTGTGTGTTTGATTGATAATATACCATTAGTCACTGACGCAATGGTGTTTGCCACGCCAGCGGCATTGAACGCCTCTGCGTATGCACTAATATCTGTACCAGATATAGTTGCAGTTACGGCAGTTGACATTGTAGTTGAGTTTTTAACACTTGCTGAAATTGTAAATGTTTCAGCAGTTGTAATCACCGGACTAGTAGATGTTGATGTTAGTACTGTATCACCTGTAGCACTTCTAGTCATCAATCTAATAGTAGATGAGTAATTGTTATTCCAATCTAAATGTCCATAACATGAAGCGGCTGTGATATTTCTACCACCACCTGCTGGGTCTAGTTCTTTATTTGCAGTGGCATCGTCTGCATATAAAACAACTGTTTTTGTTGCCCATGTGTCTGTTGCGGCATCATATTGTTTGATTTTTAAATCTGCGCCTGTGTTTACTGCAGAAGTCTTTTGCCAAACTGAACCAGTTGGTCTTGAAGCAGTATCAGTGCTTTTCCAACGTGGAAGATTTGTGTGCTTCTGTTGTACAAAGTCAGGTGCGTAATATTGACCTGCTGTGATTGATAAGTCTGTTAACACTGATCCTGAGCCTGCAGTAATTTGGAATGAACCATCTGCGGCTGAACCTTCTGGTGTTACATCTGAATCAACATAAATTTCTAATTTACCGCTCACTGCCGCGGCAGTAATACCTGTAATAGATGCAGACACAATATCTGAAGCCAACGTTGTTACAGTTGTTCCTGATAGTGTTACAGTCTGTCCGTTAATGACCACAGTGTTACCTGCTGTCAATGTTGGATTAGTTGTGCCTGATGTTACGGCTGGCCATGCATTCTGCCATGCATCTGATCCTAACAACACCCAAGCATTTGATCTATTTTTGTAGTATGCTGGATTTGATTTGTTAGTTGCAACAATGGCATAATCACCAACTGCACCTATGGATGCTTTTGGAATACCTGTGTCTAAATCTGTTGTTGCAGTAATTACTGTTGGAACTTTATTTGTAAATTTACCAGTGGTTGCTGAAAACTCAAATATACCCCAAAGTGATTCTGCTGTGTCTAACCAATATGAATTATCAGCGGCATCGCCTACTGGTCTTGCGGCTTTGGCTGTTAGTGCGGCTAAATCAACATCAACTCTTTGAATGTATGCTCTGTTGGATATACCTAACACTGAATATGCGGCTAATAAACCGTATTCATTGAGTTCATATCCGTTTAACGGAGTACCTGCTGATGAATTGTAAAAGAATGGGTTACCATATAAGCCAACAAGTTCTCTTTGACTTGTTACTAATTGCACTTTGTTTGCGTTGGCGGCTGTGGTTGCCGTTGCTACGCCAGTGCTTGTTCCTGATACTTTGTTCTGTGCAGTTGCAATCAAAACAAAAGGAACTGAATTTGAAGCGGCAGGTAAGTATTGACTTTGATCAACTACTGAAACCTCTACTCCGGGTGATACTAATGCCATAATATTTTTTCCTCTAAATTTCTTGTCAGTATGTTAATTTACTGTTAGCAATATTTATTCGATTAGACAGAAATTGGCATGTTTTGAGAGCCTTTGCAAAGGTTCGCAACCATAAATATACGTATGAACCGCCCTATTTGCCCTGCTTGTAACCATAATCCTGTCGCTATTAATTATAGAAAAGGTAATCGCATACATTATCGTACAAGATGTCAATCATGCATTAACAAAAATAGAAACATCAAGCCACCTGTGCCCAAATGGGCCAGAGTAGGGTATGTTAAAAAATTAGTGTGTGATGTATGCAAATTTAGAGCCAAATATCCTGCACAAATGCAAGTGTATCATAGAGATGGTAATTTAAATAACTGTGAATTAAATAACTTAAGGTCAGTGTGTTTGAATTGCGGTGTTACTTTACAAAAACAAGATTCTACATGGACCACTATTGCACCGGATAATTAAATATATGAAACTTAATATTGTGTTACAAAATCTACGTGAATTTCCTGATTATTTAGATTACCTATACGCCTATCGACAGCATGTTAATGCACACAATCAATATCAGTCTGATATTGAATGGGTTGTAACCAAAGAGGCTATTCCAGGAGCAAATAACGTACTAATTTCTTATAACAGTCAAATACCAGTTAGTGACCGTTTTCAGTTAGTTTTATTTGATAACCAATCTGAACCAATCAGTCAAGTATTAACACCTGCAGAATTAAAGTATGTCAATGACCCGCGTGTGTATTACGTAGCAAATTCTGTAGTACATGCTAATTATCCACATGCTAATAAAATTATTCCTTTTAAAAAATGTATGCAATATATGAGAGATTTTTTTCTAAGACCATTTTATCCTCAATATTATGACGAGAGATCTACTAATGTACAAGGCATTGCATTTCTTAATGGGCAAAATCGTGCAAACAGACAATATATCAAATCATTAATTGAAGAAAAATGTCCACACATACCAGTGAATAATAGTAAGTTATTTGATGGACAACCAGTATTTAAACTTAATGATGCTAGTATAGAATCAGCAGAAGATCAACAATTCCGTGACACGGTGAATAATATGTATGATTGCAAGCCTTCTTGTTACGCAGAAGCAATAGTTGTGTCATTAGGAAATCAGAAAAAATTTGGAAGTAATTTTATTATACACCATATGCATGATGCTATTAAAAACAAAAAAGTTTTAATATTTCCTGAAACAACTTGGTGTAATGATGAAATATCAGTTAATGAAAAAATTATAAAATGTTTTTTGTATTATACTATACCTTTTCCAATAGCAGGACGTAACACTAATAAATTGTACAACAAACTTGGATTTTATACTGCTTGGAATTTGTTGCCCAATGATCTTAAAGTGTTTGACACAATAGGCAATCATGTAGAAAGATTAGATCATATGGTAATTGCTATTGATTGGTTGTCAAAAAACATCAATAATATTGATACTAAAGACTATGCTTTAAAAAACTATCAAAATTTTTTAAGTAACAACTTTTCTCAACTATCTACTAGACAACTGAATCAGATTCTAGTTGAAAAGTTTGGTCAATGTTAGCATATAGATCATCAAATGATCCGTTGTTTTCCAACACATGATCAAAGTCAGAACCAATCCAATTAGTTTCTGATTTATGTATGTTCATGTCTGCAAGTTTTTGTTTTGCATGATCATCACCTGCATTGGCCAAACGTGCTATTTCATAATAGTCAGGTTGTTGACCTCGTTTAACTTCAATACATTCTGCACCCAATGATCTCAGCATTTTTATTTCATTTACAAATCTTACATCGGATATCACTACATCATCTGTTCTTTGGCGCAGTCTGTTTTCCAGTGATGCTATCCACATATCATCATGAAACCCTTGTCTAATAACTTCTGTGCCCATGTACTGTAACACCCATCTTGGTGTTAGTTCAGGCATGTTTAATCTTTTGGACCACCATGGGTCTACTTGCTCACGCCAAACTCTGGATTCTTTAGAACGGCCTTCTAATAATGCATATTCCCAACCAAATATCACACCTACGGCTTCTTTTAAAGAGTTAGCAAATGATTCTCTTTTGAATCCGTGGATGTTAACCAAGTAATCTGCTACTGTGTCTTTACCGCAACTGATAGTGCCTGATAGTCCTATAATCATTTAAGTTTCCTTACGTTTAGATGTCTGAGTGTGTCTTGTAACATGTTGATCTGTCTTGCACAGTCTTCCAGTGCATGATGTGTAGTGGGTGGTTGGGGAAGGTCGGGCCAAAGGCTATATACTGTCCTGCAATCTCTAACTCTGTAAAAACGCCAAGGCAAGGTCATAGCAGACTGTTTGTAGGCGTGTTCGAGTATGGTCATATCATAGGCAGGACCATTGGCCCAAAGACGATCCGCATGGAAGATCATTTTTGCTAGATCTTCTAATGCGTCTTTAATGTCAACCCGCCAAGAACCTTCCCCTAATGCTTCTTCTCTGGCTTTTGCAGGTTGTTGACTCCACCATTTTATAGTGCCTTCGTCTATTGATCGGTTTGATTGACTTTCTACGGTGAGTCTCTTGTATAAGGATCTCTCATTATCACAACCTCGACCAAACGGATTAAACTGTTGGGCCGCAATAGTTAATATGGTTGCACTTGGATCTACCCCCAGGCACTCTATGTCAATCATTATGTCCATGCTCTTAATATAGCAAGTACAGTTGAAGATGTCAAATTATTTGAATGATTTTTTCTTGTATTTTGGACGAGTAGGATATTGTGCTCGTTTAGGCATTGCTTGTGTTGGCTTACGTCTAGTTGCTGATGATCTTTTGGCTAAATCAGATCTTCTAAAAGAGTTTAGTGCTTTCATTATTCTTGATGCTACATTGACCTTTTTAGTTTTTTTGGCTTTACGTGCCGCTCTAACTTTGGTTCTTGCTCTGGTCTTTTTCATCTGAGCACGTTTGGCAACATCTACTGCCGCACCACAATCTGCTGGTTTGGCAACTACTCTGCCTTTTCTTGGTCCTGTATCGCAACGATACTTCATGGTAACATTGCCTTTACCAGAACGAGCAAACACTGTGCCTTCTGTGATTTCAGATATTTTCATTAACCAATAACCCAAGTAAGTGGTTGTGAATGATCAGTGTATGTGGCCAGTTCATCTATGAGCCTGTCCATTTCTGCTTGTGCTTCTTGTTTTAAACTTGAACCGTTTAATGCAGTACCACCTTGTGGTCCAGCAATACTGGCAAACTTTTCTCTGGCTTCACCAATGATCATTTTGGATCCTGCATAGGTATAATCTCTAATCCATTGTTTAATTGGATTGTGTGACAACAACGAAACTTCTGGTTTTTGATTGTATGTCCATAACAACACTTGTTCTCCTGATGATTTTGGATCACGCACCAAGGATATTACTTTGCTCACAGGATTAAATGTATAGTTCATAAATGCACCAAACATACGTCCGGCCATTTCAACATATTGTGTGAACATTTCATATGTGGCTAATCCACCTGCGTATGAATAGTTCAACAAATACACATTCAATGATGCAGATGAAAACGGATCAAAAGATGAAGAGTGAGGGCCTGTGGCATCACCCATGGTTCTTCTAAACACTTGTCTCACTGAATCTACTTCTGTGGGCAAGGTATATGTGTTTACATTTTCCTGAAGTTCTATTACTGCATAAGATTCTTCATAGGCATTTTGTGCTCGTTGTCTATAAACTCCTACTGCTCTGTCATACGCCACTTCATAATGATCAGGATCTAGTTCAACATCAATGATGCCACCGCCTAATCGTTTTTCAACGTATGTGAATAAATCTTGTTTAAGTTCTACTAATGTAGCCATACCTGTCTCCGATGTTGCAAGTATTTATCAACATCAGGAACAGATATAAATTTAGAAACTTGGTATTGCTGTATTGGTTTCAAATTTGTATGAGTTTGCTATTAAATTAGCAATAACTTTTCTTTCATTGATTGAAAGATCTTGTAGTGCAAAGTCCAATGCACATTTTCCTTGTTCAACATTTCTGGAGAATTTTGAATTGCCTAACCATGCTTTGGTTGGCTTTGGAAGTTCGCACCCTATGGATGCAGATATGAATAAGAAAGATACGATAGTTGTTAGTATTAGTTTCATGATTTCCTTTATGATTTAATTAAAAACTAATAATCCTTCTTTTTGTCCCATGACCTCATGGCTTTGCCACGTTCTAAGATAGATACTCTTAGACCATCTTCAGCAGTTATTATAGTGCGAGTTGACTCTGTGTTGCTACCTGGATTAGGTAATTGTGCCAATGCTAGACTGAACATGCAAATGAATACAATAGTTGTGATTAATAGTTTCATGATTTCCCTTTAAAATATAATTGCTTATATACTAATATATATGACAATTTGTTTACAAAATCAATCTAAATCAGTCCAAATCGTATCGTAATAGTGTAAAAGGTGTAAGTAAGTTTACATGTTTATAATGTAAACTTGTAAAGTCTGTAGTATTATGATGCTTTTATAATAACTAGATTGTTATTAAATCTTCCATTACATGCTATTCCAGTGGTCTTTAATAAGTCAAATGCCATTTTAGCATTGTCTTTGGATGCTACTTTGATCTTTTTCAAAGTATCTGCTGGTTTACGTAGAGTTTTTTGCTGACTTTGTACTGTGTTAAATCCAGATAATGTTGTGCCTTTAACCACAAACCCTCCATCATCTGCTACGTAATATTGTAATTTACGATTTTTAATGTTGTATACCCAAACTTGTGTGGCTCTAATAATATCTGCAGGATCCACAGATTTTAATTTTAGTTCATCATGTGATTCACAGTACTGTAACTTCTTAACCATTTCTGCAGGTGTTTTTAATTTTTTCTTTCTTGGAGCCTTAGATGCTTTCTTCCATTCAATATATGCATCACAGTCTGCTAATAACGCCTCACAGTACTTGGTCATGTTCTTTAGTTGGTTCTTGGTGTATATGGAATAACCTTCTACTAGTTGTTCGCATTCTTCGTTTATAGCACCATTCAATTCATCTCTGAGATCTACCCAACTGGCTTTGATCAATGGTACATGTTGTGGCAACACTGAATGCAATTTCATATACTCTCTAAACTTAGGAAATTTTTGAGTGGCTTTGATTTCTGTATTGAGATAGTCGTCCCATTGCTCTTCTAACTCTGCTTCACAGTCAAAAGCCTTTTGTCTCATTATTTCTTGGATATTCTTTTTAGGCTTTGCCTTTGCTTTAGTGTCTGAAGAGGCTGTAAGTTTTTCTTCAAGAATTTGTTTGGCTTCTTTTTTACGGTAAGCACTGTCGGCTTCTTTGATAATTTGTTGTCGTTGTTTGTCATCAATATCCTTTCCGTCTATTGCTTGTTTGGCCAAAGCACAGGCTTTCTTTGGCAGTAACTTGCTGTCAATGAGTTGCATTTCTTTGGACAGTCCTTCTGAGAAGTTTTTAATCAACCAAAGAACCAAATAGTCTCTGTCATTTTTTTCTACTTTTTTCAACATAGTTTTAGTATATATAACAATTTTAAAAATTACTAGTAAAAAGACTATCAAAATAATATCTTTTGGTAATTTAAAACCAGATAAATAATACAAACAAGGAATACAAATGCCTAAACTCAGTTTATACAGACCCAATAAGACCAATGATTACAAGTTTCTGGATAGAACTATCAGAGAAATGTACACTGTAGGTGGATTAGATTTACACATTCACAAGTATCTTGGACCAAAAACAGTAGGCGACTCTGCCACACGAGAAGGTTCAGAAGGTGGCGATGCCACACAACCCACATATGATGAATCCAATCCGTTGTTTATTGAAGATGTATTGTTTTTAGAAAACAGAGATCGTGAATATGATGATTCTATTTACACACTGCGTGGTGTGTACAATGCCGCTGATATTGATTTTGATCTAACACAGTTTGGATTATTCATGAATGGTGATACTGTGTTTGTGACTTTTCATTACAACGACATGGTTGATGCTATAGGCAGAAAGTTAATGTCAGGTGATGTTGTGGAGTTTCCAAACTTAAAAGATTATCATCCTTTAGACACGTCTGGACCAAAAGCATTGCCAAGATATTATGTGATACAGGATGCCTCTTTTGCATCTGAAGGTTTTTCACAAACTTGGTTGCCTCATCTATGGCGAGTAAAGATGACGCCATTGAGTGCATCACAAGAATACAATGATATATTAAACAAGCCGTTGGATCCAGATAATCCTACAGCAGGCACCATTGAAGACTTCGTATCACAAAAGAAAAAGAATTTAGAAATCAATGATCAAATATTACAACAAGCAGAAGCAGAAGTTCCTAAGTCAGGTTATGACAATTCAGGTTTTTATGTACTGCCCACAGACAATGATGTTCCTAAAGCATCTGATTCAGGTACCAACGATGGTACCACAGTTGCAGGTACTTCGCCTAAAGCAGATGGATATGTAGTTGGATATCTAACAGGCAATGATGTACCACCAAATGGTGCGCCGGTGACCACAGGCACTTCATTTCCAGGATCTCCTGCCAAAGGTGATTATGTGTTGAGATTAGATTATTATCCAAACAGACTGTTTAGGTATGATGGTACACGTTGGGCCAAATTAGAAGACAATGTAAGAACCACACTAACACCTGGTTCAGACAACAAGACATTGAGATCTAGTTTTGCTAATAATAGTGCCACAGTTACTACCAAAGACAGAGGCACTGTTCCATCTAAACAATCACTGTCTGATTTACTCAGACCTAAGAAGGACAACTAATGGCACTACAAGAATTTTTTTATGACGATCAAATTAGACGTTTCTTATTGCAGTTCACAAGAATCTTTTCTAACTTTCAAGTTGAATACGGTAGATCAGATACTGGTGCCGCAACACTAGTTAGAGTGCCTGTGCGTTATGGAGATGCATCCAGACAAGCGGCGGCAATTATGTCTGAGAACTCACTCTCCAATGATGACTTTTCATATCACTGCATTAGACTATGATAGACCTAGAATGCAAGAACCAAACTTTGTAGACAAGAAAACATTTAGACAACGTGCATGGGACGAGTCTTCTCAGACATTTGAAAAAACACAAGGTACTGCGTTCACTGTAGAACGTTTGATGCCTGTGCCGTATTTACTAAAAATACAATTAGATATATGGACTACTAATACCACACAGAAATTACAAATACTGGAACAAATATTAACATTGTTTAATCCATCATTGGAAATACAGAGCACGGACAACTATATTGATTGGACATCATTGTCAGTGCTTGAACTCACTTCAAATCAATGGTCATCAAGATCTATACCACAAGGCACAGAATCTGCTATTGATATATCATCGTTGACTTTTGACATTCCAATTTTTATATCACCTCCGGCCAAAGTCACAAAGATGGGAGTGATACACAAAGTTATATCATCAGCATTTGATGCCAATGGTGATGCACAAGCGGCATTGACCAATGATGATTTATTACTAGGCACTAGACAAAAGATTACACCATTTGGTTATCAAACAATTTTAATTGGTAATCAACTACAGATTATTTCAGACTCAGCAGTTGATCCTGCACAGGGCACATTAGACGCATCAGTGTCAC